AAGTGATTTGATGTCGGTATCTTTTTATTTATCATACTTATATTATATAATAAAAGTACACATAAATCAACCCCGTACAGAAAAAATTTTTTATATGCAGGTGAAAAAGGGAAGGGCTACGTAGGGAATAGGGAGTCCCCGGGGGTCAAAAATTAGGGGCGTTGCGCGCAGACTCCGGGCGGGAGATACACTATTCGCCGTAGTCCATAAGCTAGTCTCCTACGAGACAGAGAAAGAATGTAATGTTAGTAGTCATTGCTGACTATGGTGCTTGAGGCATTCTCATAGCTAACCTCCTTAGCTTGTAAATAAGCTGATAAACTCTCTCCGACAAGAGTTATGCTATCGTTACTGTAGCCGGTGCTTTAGCATTACCACGGTGAACAATACCCTTTTCATCTATATAGCCACCCTCGTTGACTATAACCTTCTTGATATGGTCGAATGGCATTTTCTGCCAAGTCTCCATAATGTCGAACACTGACTTACCGTCAAAGTCGATTGACCAGACTGTAGGTCTTATCTGACCTCTGTAACCATTTGTCATGATTCCTCCTTATATTTTGCTTCGATACGTTTGAGGTCTTCCTCAAACTGTTTTCTGTCTTCGGGATGTGCCTTGTTATAGTCACCTTCGTCCCAACGCCATAATTGTAGCTGTAATGCCCTTAAGCTATCAGCTACATACACGTTTGGAGCATCGAAGCGTACAGCCTCTTCTGCTACAAACACTTCCTTATTGTTCATTAGAACAATACCAATGGTTAGTTCTTCGTCTAACCAGAACCATCTTACTAACTTACACATAGTGTTCCTCCTCAATATCCCACAACAAGTCTAGGATTTTGTTACCTTCCGTTGTTACATCATCAAGAGTAACATTGTAACTTTCACCAGACTCATGTACATGGTCTGTAGCAATCATAATGATTGCATCCAACACGTGACTGCTTATTACCACAGAACCTTTCTCTGTAGTAATAGTAACTGACTTGAGTAATACGTTCATAGTTAGACCTCCTTAGTACTCAAAAGTACCTTCTTTGATATTGTGAAATGGGTTACCGAGCATGTCGGTACCTCCATCGAATGATTTTATAGCACATACAACCTCTCTCAAGAGTAGGTCATAGTGCCACCAACTATTTTCTTGAACATGACTATCGAATTCGATAGTATAGTTGTTTGGAGCATTCTTAAAGATAGTTAGGTAATCAGCCTCACCTCTTCTGAACCAGCAAACGAGAGCTCCTCGTTTACGACCATTGCGTCTCTGAGAATAAATCAGAGCATGCGAGCATTTGTAGAATGTTTTTAACATAGTAGTTTCCTTACCGGCCTACTGACCGACCGGTGGGTCATTTAATTAGAATACCCAGGCAAGAGCTATCTTCCTGGCCATGTCCTCTGTTGAGATGTCATAGGCACCCCAACACCAACATACCTCATCACCATTTCTTTCGTAGTTCTTTCCTACGATATAGGTGTTGTCCAATCGCCTGTGTAAGACGATAGCCGAACGGTCGTCGCAGCTATAAGTGGCTACAACAGTCAACTTGTTATCAAGTTTCATAGTTAACTCCTTCTTGGCTTATAACCAAGCTGATAAACTCTCTCCGATACAGTCTAACTATTAGTTAGACTTTACGATGTGACCATCCATGTGGAATCCCTGTTCCTCCATCATTGCAATCAACTTCTTGTAAGTGATGTTCTGATGAGCACTGATGATTTCCAGCATGTTGTCTCCATCGTGGAACTCAACGGTTGTTCTCGCCTTACGAACAGATGTAAGAGTTGTGGTACTCTCAAACCACTTCATTACATCTCCCTCCAGGTCCTTACCTTCCAAGAGTGTCTTGATGATAAGCAAGTTGTGAATCTCGTGGGTTCTCTGGTAAGTCTGTGTTCTCACAGTGTTCTCTGACAGTTCCAAGTTGTCCTTCATTGCTTTGATTGAAGATTCCAACTCGTCAACCTTGGCTACGATAGCCTGCACCATTGTGTTCTTATTCATAATTAGTTCCTCCTATGTGTTTAAGTGCCATAGGCCACTGTCCTCTTCAACAACAGTCAGTTTTTATCTATACGCTGCACCATTGTGTTTTAGAGGATATGTAATGTGAACGTTTATAAATAAGCTGATAAACTCTCTCCGATGAGTTTTACCAGTTATTCTCCGGTATTGAGTCTGGGAACACTGTTACTGTCCACGCCGCAGTACCACTCCACGCTAAAGCGGTTACAAACTCTTCTGCTCCACGTTTGTCATCCCATAAGTAGGCTTTCTTGTTGTTTTCTGCACGCCATTCCTTGCGACCATCTACCCATAAGGTAGTAACCCAACGATACTGTACTTTGTTATCGATATTACAAGGTACGACCACGGCAGTAAATGCCTTCTGCGGCTTTGAGAAGGTTCCGCTACCCCATCTTGTGATTTTCATATTAGACTCCTTTTCCTAATTTTTCGATGACCTTATTCATCTCTTGTTCCCGTTGTTTCATCGCATCCAGCATACGGTGAGCACAACCCATTCTCTTGAAGAATACCTCTCTGTGTTGTTCATCAGAGAATAAATCTCCGTCCACAATAACCTCTTCCATCGACTTCATAAATGAATCGATGTAGTCAAGACACTTGTCCCATGTCATCATAATTAGTCCTCCTTATCAATGAGCTCTAACATCTTACTAATACGAACTTGGTCGTCTTCGTATTGTACCTTAAGGTCGTCTCCCACGACACAATCCTTTAATGCATTATACAGATACTCAAGATGAGCTTCCAGTACATCTTTGAGTATTTCCATATCTCGCCCTTTGAGAGCGAGAGTCCACATGCGTTCTTCCTTCTCGGAGAACTTAATAAGCTTACCTTCCATACTGTTCCTCCTTATTCGTATGCTGCCATTTCATAAAGGCAGTCGAGTTCCCTATCGATTTCCTCATATGATACGAAGAAACGATACCATTGATGCTTTTCACAATCCCGGCAATGATACTTAACAAAGTCTTTGAAAGGCATGTCACCGAAATCAATACCGCGTCTACAGCATTGAAACCAGGATTTTGCAATCCTACGACTGAGTTCCATATACCACAGATGATCATGCCATCTGTGAATGCTACACTCAATATGCCTGAGTATCTTGGCTTCGCTTGAATAGAAGCCAAAACGGTTTTCCACTGCATGTAAGATTGGGCAGTGTACATGAAGATGATACCATCTTGTGAGTTTCATATTATTCCTCCTTACGAACTTCTTTGATACATGAGGCTGTCACCTCAACACTTCTTATCAGTGCATTATAGATATCACTGAAACCACGTGTTCTGAACATTTCAGGATTTGATACTGTCTCCTCCCTCATTTCATGTAACACCTGCATTGCGATGCGGTAAGCATCACCTTCGTCGATATCTCTATAAGGATATTCGACACCAGCAATAAACACATTGTACATATTATACCTCCTTACTGTCTATAAAAGCTATTACTTCATCTCTAATGTCTCGTTGAATAACATCAACACACTTGAGAAGCCATTTCCTATCGAGTGTTATTGAATATAACAGACGATACACATAGTAACTAACGCTGTGTCTTCTTATTAACATAGTTAGCCTCCTTCTTAATTTTCTTTGATTGTGTAGATTCCAAAGACATCTCCACCCACCGCTGTTTACAACGTTCAGCATTTTGTTCGTTGTTGATGATGATGCGTAATCTGTTACAAGCATCATTAAGTTGGATTGTAAGGTTCATAGTAGTTCTCCTTGCCTATCTATAAAGCGGATAGGCACGCCAGCATTGTTATATTATTAAATATACAATGTAACAACCAATCATAATAATTGTAAACATCATTATGATATCAACGAAGTAGAAAGCAAAGTTATTACCTTCTACGTCCTTATCTTGTATTGCCATAAAGCAAATAACAAGAAGTACAATAAGCAAGAATAACATAGTTATCTCCTTACATATATAGCTCTCATAATACGAAAACGATTACTATAATAAGCACTAGCATTTTCCCAAGCTAACCTACCATCTCTTGTCTTGCAAGGGATGTCGCCATCAATTGTTACGTGAGCATAATCTCTACTTACAATTTCCATAAATGAAATTGTAATTTCAATGCATACTCTTGTATACATTCCTTTTCTAATAGCCATATTATACCTCCTCTGTATAATAATTACGATTATCACCCATCGTTTCTTTTCTAACAATGGATAATCCATTAGCACGACAATATTCATAACATTCAGTTGATGAATATCCTACATACACGATCTCACCATGTAAGTAAACATAAAACGTGATCATAATAAACCTCCTTGACCCAATTTTACTGTGTTTGAGGATATATAAATGTACCCTCTATCCCGGCGCCGCGCACCTCACCACCCTGTTCAATGTCCTTTTTCTCAACATTATAACTTCTTGCCCATGGCAGCCCTGCAAAATATTTTGACCACTATATTCAATGTCCCTTTTTGGAAACTGACTTTCTTCTATTATAGCGCTAAAATTGAAATATGGCTTCCAAATACCAAGACTTAATGACAGACCCCAATAACTTCGCTGCATTAAAATCTTATGATGATGATTATGATTTTGACGTACATTATGATGTCGACTTCGAAAAGGAGTACGACGCAGGAAACCCTAACTTAATATACTATAGATTATTCCGTTTTGACCCTGATAACCCTGATGTCTTATATTCACCTGTCGGCACTGTAGCAGGAAATGAAGAGCATTTTATTACTAATACATTCTCACGAACAGGTATCAATGTGGATACTTCAGGACAGGGGTTTTTCGCAGCGTCACATCCTGATGACGCAGCAGCTTGGATAGGGTCTAGATCTGATAGAGAAGGGGGATATCAATATAGTAAAAGTGACCCATTTTCTTACGCAGTGTTTCCTGTAATAGGGGTTCCTCACAATTATCAATACTTCCAAGAACATCCCGAGGTGTTCAGTGATTTCGGCACTGCGGCGGGTTACATAATTGATGAGATGCAGATTATAGGAGACCCTGTATACGTATGGCACAGTAAGAACCGTGAAGAAATAATGGGTAGGCGAAGCCGTAATGAAACATGGAGTAACGGTAGGTATATGGTAGAAGCTATCAGAGACCATGAAGAAGATAAGTACATACAAGAAATGGCTGATTATTGGCATCGTGAACCTGCCCGAAAAGACGAAATGATTAGGGATATGGAAGCGTGCTTAGTAAACGGAGCATGGGAAGAGGGCTATAATTATGTAGAAGATAAAATTGCGGACGGTGAAGACTGGTATGAAAAATATAGACTAATACCAGCTACAGCCTCTAATAAACAGAAAGCACGGATATTGATAGAAAAATTGAAAAAATTACCTTGAGCTTTTTCCGTATCAGCTATAAAATTATAGCCATAGAACCGCTTTAGTGTGTTCACGGGAGGCCCCAATGCCAATTACAACCGAAAAACAGGATAAAATACATAACGCCTTAATAGTCGGAATGGCTCTTGAGGACGCCTACATATTCGCAGGACTCACACCTCAAGAAATTGAGGCCGTTTCTGAAGATATCACACTTCAAACTAGGTGGCATCAGATAATTAAAGAGTTCGAGTTCGGTCTAGTTAAACGAATGGGCGACATAAGTCAGAAACAAGCTAAGGTGGGTAGAGAGACTGCTACAACATGGATGCTCGAACACATGTTCCCTCGTTACAGTGGTAAGCCAATGAACGATATGCCTGACATCCACCTCCACATCGATGGAGCAGACCCAGCCAATTACGACACAGTAACAATACGCAACGTGCCAGTTAAACCAACAAACGAGGCCGCAAATGGCAATTAAAACCTGTCTAAAGCATCAGTCAGCATCAATTAATATGATTCGCATGCACCCTGAAATACCTTACGTGTTCCTCATAGGTGGATTCGGTGCAGGTAAATCGATGACTGACGTAATGCTTTGCTTGTTCCTATACTCGTGTTACGTCCACAGCCCAACCCCAATCACCATCGGCATCCTCGGGGTCACTATAAAACTACTGAAACAAACGGTAATCGCTGACTTAGAGCGCGCATTCGACGCAGCTGGGATACCGTATCGTGATAATAGCCAAGCGGGTACATTAACCGTTGGTCAGATAACATTCGTTTATTTAGCTATGCAGAACCCAGATGACATATACGCTTTCAACTTTCACGCAGCTATATGCGACGAGATTGATGAGGTACCGGCAGATAGAGTTAAGAAAATCGTGACGGCGATACAAGAGCGTTGTCGTGCGATGATCCCTGCCTCGATAAATGGTAAGATGCCTGCTAGAGAGCCGTTCATATTCTTCTCAACAACAGCTCAAGGGTTGGGTGGAACATATATGTTGACTGAAGAGTTTCGTAAGAACGGCGTCCCATATAGTGTTATAAGAGCACGTACAGCCGACAACCCATACCTTGCACCTGGTCAACTCAAGTTGTTACGCATGTTATATACAGAAGATGAAGCCCGCGCGTTCCTAGATGGCGAGTTTGTTAACCTAAGTGTAGGTCGCGTGTATCCAGAGTTTGATCCATCGCAGCACGTCTACATGGCGTTCCCTCTACGTACTGGTGAAGTAACGGTCGATGAGAGCGGCAAGAAGCATTACAGTGGTGAAACAATATACGTAGGTCAGGATTTTAACGCAGGTTATAATGCAGCGGTTATGATTATCGCTAGAGCTAATACGATGTATGTTGTTAATACAGAACATTGGGATTATGTTGGTGATGCAGCTCGTAAGTTGCGCGAGATGTACCCAACACATCGCATTATTATGATACCGGATGCGAACGGTAAAGAGATTATGTCCGGCTTCGTTGAGGAGTTTGACCAGCACGATATTGAGATATGGTGGAATAATGTCAATCCATCTGTTACGGAACGCATAACCGGTGTTAATAAGGCCTTCAGAATGGGCCAACTAAAGGTGTTCGAGAAACAAGATAAACTACAAATGTGTCTACAAACACGTGATTTCGATGATACTGGTAAGCCACGTAAAGGTAAAGGACCTAATGCATTGGACCATTGGGGCGATGCTATGGAATACGGTATATGGCATATTATTCATCAAATCAATGGTTACGATAGAATTTTGGAAGCTATTAGAGCTGTTCATCATGTTAAGGATGTAATGGCACAGAAGGAGGTTGCATGATACCATCAAATCCGATATGTCCCGTATGTAACTACGCGACAAACCCAACATATTGTCAATTACCATCACCTGAGCAATTAGCTTGTGGTGTTGTTCCATTAGACTCATTACCTGCAGCGTGGTGGAATGCTATGTGGCACGAAACTAATGCTGCTGTAAATCAAGCACGTGGTGCTGTAGGAGCTTTAATAACTGAAGTTAATAATGTGTTACAAGGAGCAGGCGTTTGTGTAAACCCTTCTTGTACAGACCAGTTATATCAAGCTATCGATAAAATACGTCAAACAATCGGTAACGCATCAATAGCAGGTGCTGTAAAGTCATCATCATGCCCAGGTGAAGTATCGATAGATGCCAATGGTATAATGACGGCTAACTGTGTAGGTAACGCAGCTTCGTTAACTACAACAGCCCGCACATTGGTCGGTGCAGTAAACGAACTCAAGTCAACATATGACTGCTGCTTTACTGATACCGGCACAGCAATCAGTGGTAAGGCACCAAACATGCACGCTAGTGACCAGACCACTTACGGTGTTGGAAATGCCTCTTGTTATGGTCATTTGAAGATTAGTGACGAGTATACGTGTTGTATCGGTAATGCAGCTGATGGTGTTGCAGCATCTCAACTAGCCCTATATTGTGTTTATGACTTCGCAGCCGGCATAGCAGCAGGTGTAGCAGCCCTCGGTAATACAGCAGGCTGCCCTCTCGGTACAGCTTCAGCGGGTACAGCTGTTACTGCAGCCCGTTCTGACCACGTACATCCATACCCAGTAGTATCAAATGGTAATCAACAATATATATGCCTTGTTAGTGGAGATACCGCAGGTTACTGCAATAGATGTAACTTCCCACTTATTCTCTTTTATCAGGTCGCTGGCATAAAGAATTGTGGTGGTACCGTAATATTTACCGCAAAAGCTTGTCTATATTGTGCGATAGCCCCAGGTGCATGGCTCTCTATCTCCGGTGAGCAGTCATCTTCTTCTTTTTGTCAGGCTAAGGTAATGAGAATCGGTTAAAGGAGAACATACGATGAATACGACACGTGCATCTACCATACATACCTAGCTGCCTCTGTTGGTGCAATAATTCAGGTCAAAGGTATGTAACTTGGAACAGAAGCTCCTGTGTAGTATATAATAACAATAATTTCCCTGTACTGCTTACGTTGCGAAGATAAAATTATGACAGTTAAAGAACGTTACGACGGATTACAGACATTATTTCTCACAGCTCATGAGTTAGCTTGCCATTTCTTGACTTTGTGTTCGATTGCTGATGAGTATCGCCATAGCCACGGACTTGAATATATAGACCTAATATGGGCTATACGTACCTGCCGTTCCAAAGGACTAATCGATGATGAGTTCTATGTTAAGGATGATGGTTGTAAAGTTCTGAAGCTGTTAACAGATGGCCGAAAATGGACTAGAAAGGACGTTGAAAAGCTCGGTCAAATAAGGGATAATGATTATACTGAGGCGGAATGGTTTAATCCACGTACTGGATTCACACACTTTCGCCGTAGGTACGTTGACACATTGCGTGATTCGGTTACTGTTGCTGAGGGATATATTAAGCAGTATCGTATTTACACGGTCCACGATTGAGGTTAAGTATGAATATACGTAAAGCTGCCGCATTGGCCACAAAAGTTGATGACTCATACCTGAAATCTGTATACGAGATTATCTCTAAAAGCGCAAGTGAGAAGACCATCGCCGGTGATTCTGAACCGATGTTGCGTATACCTCTTTCAGCTTGTCGCGAAATTACCAACCTTGGACTAGAACAGGTCAAGGCCAATTATATTGAAGGCGATGGCACCGTACCAGAAACACCAGCTGAAGCGCGTAAGAATGTAGCTATTGCATTTAACAAAATTATAGCAGGCGACAACCTTGTTAATCCAGTCAATAAGGTTGGTACATTAATCGACCCTTCAGTATTTACACATTCACAGATACCAGTTATGATGGGTCCTTGGGAAGGCTCATCGGTATACGCCCCAGGTGGCCTCCCAGCCACCATAATAGATAAGAAAGCTCGCGCTATGGTAATGCACGGAGCTTCATTCAAATCAGAGAATAAACAAGTATGGACTAATGATAAGATTGAACAGATGGAGGCTGCTGCTGAAGTAACAGGCTTCAATGACCATATTAGCGATGGAGCAACAGACGGATTCATTTACGGCGGAGCTATCCTTTACCCGGTGTTCAAGAACGATGGTCCGTCGTCTTACCGTCGCCCGTTAGATAAACTAAAGTTACAGAAAGGCTGTATCGACAGATGGGTCAATACAGACCGTTGGAATACAGTCGTTGTTCCATCTTACATCGTAACAGCTAAAGACTATTTGAAACCGGATACGATTTATATACCGCAGAGTGCGTTAGAAATACATACATCACGAATGGCTATGATTAAACCTAAGCCAGTGCCTTATTGGGTATCGCTTTATAACATCGGTTGGGCTCCTTCAGATATGAGTGGTTGGTTACGCTCATATTACGGTTACGAAATCGTTTGTCAGTCTATCCCAGTTATGGCACAGCAGATGTCACTCATCTTATACAAGATGCCATTGGATGCATTAAATGCAACAATCGGTCCGGATAAAGTAAAACAGCTTATGCAGATTAACGAAGAGAAGATGGCTGGATGGTCAGCCCTCAGTCCTAAGGCTGTTAACATGGTCGGTGATGTTGAAGTAGTTGACCGTACATATAGCGGATTTGAACAGTTCGTTGGAGCTATGAAATCTAACTTAGCTGCTCAGGCTGAATTACCTGAACCTGTATTATGGCATACACCTAACAAAGGTTTCAGCGATAATACAACCGAATCATTACTCAAGCAATCTGAAACATTACAGATGAAACAGAAATTCCTCGAAAGAAGCATGCAGCCATGTACTGATGCTTTAATTGCACACGTGTTCGGCATGGACAGTGAGGAATGGGAACATCGCGCTGAATTGAAGATGACCTTCAACAAGCCAATCATTAGTACCGAAAAAGACTTAGCCGAAGTAGGTGCACGATTCGCTGCGTCTGTTTCATCATTCGTTAACGCAGGCGTATCTCCTGATATAGCAATTGACTTAAGTTCACAGTTCTTCCCAACAGTTAAAGTAACAGATGAGATGTTAGCTAAGGCTAAGAAATCATATGAACAGGTACAGAAGATGCAACTTGAAATGGGTAAGATGAAGAATGAGATGGGACAGCCTCAGGGTAACGTAAAAGGTAAGGCAACTACAACCGGTTCTTTTACTAAGGCTAAATAATTAAAATTAAAAATAATCAAGATAAATGATAAAGCAAAATTAAAATAAAGAGAGGTCCGGGATGGCAGAAACGAAAAATAAACCTAGAATTGGTAGGAAGTTCATAGCATTTTTGCTGTGCCTCGTTGCAATTATCGTGTTAGGCATTTTCAATAAACTTGACAACGGTACGGCAACTGCAATTATTTCGTTATATGTAGCTTATTGTACAAGCAACGTAACACAGAAGGCTACTGCTAAGACTGAGAATGTTGTATACCATACAGGAGTAGAACAATGAACGTTGAGGAACAGCTGATTGAACTGGTAAAGATTGTTAGTGATATCGTACCAAAGGTTGATACTATACAAAAGGCCGTAGACGGTGTTCCTCAGTTGTTACAGAAGCACGATACACGCCTTGACCAGATTGAGAATTCACTTCAGAGAGGTAATCAGAAGTTCGATAAAATCGACACTCGCTTCGACAAAGTGGATGCAAGGATTGATAAGTTAGAACAGGCCGATGGTGATAAAGCTAAAAACGTATTGCGTACAATCGGTAACTACTTGTTAGTTGCGATAGCAGGAGCAATATTAGCTAACATACCTGATATTGTTAATGCTTTAGGAGGAAAGTAGTGGATGAAGCGATTAGTTGGGGTATTAGTCTTATCGCTGTGTTTATCGTCTGGCTTGTGGTCGGAAGTCGTTCTAAGCGACGAACAGGCAGTGGAACTGGAGGGGACGCTGGACGAATTAGACGCAACCTTGAAGACACAGCAACAGACCTTGGACGAGCAGCAGATAATAATCGACAGGCAGCAGACGACAATAGAAGAGCAGGCGAACTTAATCGAACAGCAACAGAGCAGAACGAACGAGCTCAAAGCCTTGTTAGACGAGCGAGAGACATCCTCGATTCTGCGACTCATCGTGACGGCGATAAGTAGCCTAGCAGTCGGATTGTTAATCGGTCTATTGTTATAAAAACGACATTGATTGAAACGTGTTTCAATTATATAATATCATAAAAAGAGAGGTACCGTTATGAGTGGACAAATCCCTGAAACAATGTTATTAAGTGACCTGTTGAAATCAACAGGCTATGATTGTCCTGAGGACTTACAGGGCAGAACCTTCGCAGAGGCTACAGCAGGTGGTGATGTTCAGACAAACAAAGCGTCTACAATTGATGTATCCGCATACATAGAACCTGTCGTAATCAAACCGGATACAGATTACGAATCAATGAAAAAGAACACACTCACACTTACAAACATTCCTACCCCAGGTGCTACAGCATATGCTTGGGTAAACAGTGACAAATATGTATACCTTAACGTAGCAACAGCTCCGGATGCAATTACAAACATCAAATGCATCGCAATTGGGTCACCTGATAACTCATTTGAGGTAATTGCCCTCAGCGAAGGTACTGTAGGCGAATATGCTAAAGTGAGCGACACAGAGTTCACAATTGGTGAAGGAACATATACACGCGACAGCACAAAAGATGCCGTATTGTGGAGTTAATAGATGAAAATCGTAGGTGACATGGCAATTAAAGATTTGACTCCAAAAAGCACCAACATTGGTGATAGAATAGTCAAGAACTTGCGTATATGCGGTTCCGGTATCTACACCTATGCACGTCGTGAAGCCGAACTACTTCATCTCGCTCCTGTACCTAAAGAGTACGACGAACTCGAATTCATAAACGTATATCGCCCTCCTGCTGTACTCGAAAAGTACAAATCATACTTCGCAAGAGTACCTATTATTACCGGACATCACGTTAAAGTAGACCGTAACAATGCACATGACCTTGTTGTTGGTATGGTAGGTGATACTGTTGAATCTGAAGTTGATAAGGACGACGGTGAAACATATCTCTATACCACTGGTACAATCGTAGCAGGTGACGGTGTTGATGCATATGAGCGCTATGGTCAATTAAGTGTTGGGTATGACCCAATTATGAAATGGAAGAAGGGTGTTCATAATGGAGTTGAATACCAGGCCGAATTAGTCGGTTTCAATGACGTTAATCACCTTTTAATATGTAAGGTCGCGAGAGGCGGACCACAATGTATGGTTATGGACTCTCTTGACGAATTATCTCCGTTGGAGAGATTCATATACCAAAATCAAAATGGAGGCACAAAGATGAATATCTTCCAGAAGATTTTCGGTTCACAGCAGCAAACAGCCGGAGACAGTGGACGTTCTCTCGTTCCTGTATATCTTGACTCAATTGCACTGGGAGCAGAACCGAAAGCTCAGGTTCAGAAGATTCGTGCTATTGTAGGTGATTCAGACACTACATTCAACGAATATCTTGGTGAACTTGAAATGGCAGGCGATGAAAAGCCTGAAGTAGTCAAGAAAGCTGTTGAAATTGTAACAGCTTATTACAACGAACATCTTGCTGGCGACGAAAAGACCGTTGAAGTCAAGAAAGAAGACAAAGACGGTAAAGAAGAAAAGAACGTCGAAGTCAAGAAAGACGGTAAAGAAACCAAAGATATCGAAGTCAAGAAAGACGGAGATAAGAAAGATGTTACCGTTAAAGAAGCAGGTGATGAAGACAAGGACAAGAAGCCTGAAGCAGGCGACAAGTGCGGTGGCGACGAAGGCATCGACATGGATGTTCTTGCAGACAAAGTTGCAGCACGCTTGTTAGCAGCTCAGAAGCCTGTTGAAACACCTAAGACAGCAGGTGATGAAGAACTGGACACTCCACTTGGTGGAGATTCAAAAACTGAAGTGAAGTCAAGTGATGACTTTATGAAAGATATTTGGGGGTAAGCCATGGAATACTATGGAAATATGGGACCCTTTGACCCTGTAAGTTTCAAAGGAAACGCACCGGTAACTGGCGTTCCTGTGTTTGTGGACAAACTTCCACTTACAATCGGTGGTATTGCCGGCGAGAACGTAAAGTTCGGACGCGTTGTAAGTATTGACCCAGCTTCAAATCGTAGAGAATTTAAGATGGGTATGGGTTCAGGCCGCGTTATCAAAGGTATCGCAATGCTTGACCCAACAATCATGCGTGCGGACCCTGCACAGCAGAATTACTATTTTGCAGGCCGTCCAATGACAGCCACAACCGTTGGTATCATTGAAATTCGTGAATACGATATTTCAAAGAGCGCTCCAATGGAAGGTTCAACGGTATGGTGTCGCAACTCTGATGGTATGTTGGCATTCAACAATGGAACAGACATCAGTGGAAGTGGCTATACAAAGCTCAATGCTTGGGTATATGAAACACTTGACCCTAACGGTGCTAAGGTTGCCTTCGGACTTCCTCCATTCACCGTTTCACAGACACGTGAAACTGTTACACAGGCTGCTACACCAACAGCTTCTCCTGCAGCAGGTGAAGTTGCAGCTAACACAGAAGTTACATTGGCAACAACTACAGCAGGCGCTACAATCCATTACACAATGGATGGTTCAACACCTGATGTATCATCTCCAGTATTCAATGCTGATAACCCAATCGTTATCACAGCTGGTGTCACAATTAAAGCTATAGCAGTTGCTGAAGGATACGACCCATCGTCAGTTCTTACAGCTGCCTATACAGTAGCATAAGGAGACTAAGATATGAAACTTACAGTAGGTACAGGTTTTTCTCGTCTTGCAGGTCTCACAGAAGATTTCGTCAATTCAGACGCAGGGCTTCGTAAAGCACTTGGCGATTGTGAACTCGCAATCGGTCTTGCTTCTGACCCTGGATTCGGTGTTCCTGCACACGCCGCAGACAGCGCAGTGTTTGCTGGTGATGAAGGACTTCTCGGTTTAAAACTTATTTCTCCTGCAGCTGAAGCAATGCTCAAGGCTCATCCGGAGAATATTCAGATTCATCCAAAGTTCAACTTGGAGTCTGGAAAGTTCGACCAGAAGTTTGTAATGGCAGGTGATGAAGGATTTGACCCAATTGCAGGTCAGTTGTTCTCACCTTGGAATATTGCATTCCTTTCAAAGGTTTGGAAAGAACCTTTGGCATATTCACGTGCTAAGGAAATGGTACGTACAGAACATGCAGGAAACAACCCATTCGCTGAAATCTTCACATTGTTCCTTGAACAGTATGCAGGTTGGGGCGTAATTGGTCAGACTGGTTCTCTTCAGAACAACATGACCAACGACGTAAACGTACTCAATGGTATGATGAGTGCACCTATCATCAACATGATGGGTACATACTCACTTACACTTGAAGAAAAGCGCCGCTCAAGCTGGGGCCCTGTAGGCTCAAGCCCACTCTCACGTAAGCAGTCTTACCTTAACTACGTTATGGACATGATGGAATGTATCATGATGTACTACGGTAACCCAGAGACAAAGACTTACGGTTTGATGGATATCAACCCAATCAAGAACTGGGATTCAGGCAAGTCAATGAAGGAAATCTTCAACAGCAACTTGTCAACAACTCGTGGTTCTGACGCATTCCGCCTCATCGCAGGTAAGATTAATGACTTCTTGACACGTGCCGACAACAAGTTCGACCACATCAAGATTGCTGTTTCTCCTGAGGCTTACAACTACCTCACTTCAATGCCATACAGTGATGTTTACGATGCTACAACAGCAATGCAGACATTCGCTCAGTCTTACTTGGCAGGTAAGGGACCTAACGGTTCTACACCTACAATTGAATGGGTAGCAGACCCACTCTTGAAGGCTAATTCAATCTTCAATCCAAACAGCTTCGACTACATGATAATCCAGGCTCCTGAGATTGGAGGTGGTCCTAAGAACGAAAAGCAGCCTACAAACTTCTGGGCGACAGCTCTTGACAAGTTTGTATTCCCTGTTATTCCTGGAATGTACAATGACCAGTACAAGACACTTAAACGTGTTGCTGGTATCATTGCTCCTATACCTGCTGCTACAGAGGTATGGGCCGGATTCGGTACTCAGGGCTAAAATAAAACGGTACCAGTCTTAACGGGCTGGTACCAAGAGAGGCAGAAATGAAGTGGTTAAAGAGTACAACACAAAAATCATGGGTAGTTAACATAGGAGGTAAGCAGGCTATTATTCCTCCATGTGAAACTCCCGACAATAAATGGCTTAAAGTAGATGATGCAGAGTGGATTGAAATCAGTTCTACTCCTGTAATTGCAAGTCTTCTTAAAGCCGGTGGTATTATGAAGTTGGATGAAGAACCTGCTGAATTAAAAAATTCAGTGCCTGCATTACAGGTTACCAATACACAGCTTGAAGCTGAAAATGCCACCCTCAGAGCACGTGTTACCGAATTAGAGGGACAGCTCAAAGACGCATCAGGCATCGACGTTGAGGCTATTAAAGCCGAAGTACGTCAGCAGTGCGAAGAAGAAAAGAAAAAGGCCCTCGAAGAACTGGATGCTAAAGCAACACTGGAAATCGAAACACGTGATAAGACCATTGAGAAGCTTGAGAAGAAAATCAAGAAGCTCGGTGGCGAAAGCGATGGAGAATAAGTATGGGATGTCCGTCATTTGTTGACATTGGTAATTTCATGTTCAAAGACAAGTTCGTCGACTTGACGGACGACCAACTTATGTCTGCTTTACAAGCAGTTAATGCACAGTTTTCAGGTGTGTATTCGTTATGGTCGTTTCTGCCTCCGGACGATGCACGCGCTAAGCGAGAACTGTGCATTAACTACTTGTTAGCTTGGAAGTTAGTTCAGTTATATCCTGAACAGGCCATGGGTGTTGCAGGTACAGGCGGAATGCCTATTGGTTCAAAGAAAGCCGGACCTATATTCATTAAATATAAGAATATGGTTCGTCAGGAAGAATCTACATTAGCTATGCTTACTACTAATCAATATGGTATTGAAGCATTGACAATGATACAGAGTGCCCCTGAAAACTATATGGTGTTCGCATGAGTGGTGTTTACGGAGACTTTGTTGAAGTATTTCCTGAACTGCGAGAACCTTTTGAAGCGTGGGATAAGGAAGATGCTTCTGACATAAGACGTGTTATTGCAATATACATGCCGAATGAAGGAGGTGGAATTAAACGCCGTAAATATACTTCAGGCAATACAGGTCTTGATATTACAAACTCTGACGAGTTTTATATTGATAACATCAATGGTAAGAAAGTGCAAATCGGTACTTACATACGTCAATTGTCGGACCCACGATTTGTATTACGATTAACACATGATGTTGGCTATGATAAAGCGGCTGGTTATCACATTTATACAATTGAACGTGTAACTGGTGTCACAATAGATAAGACGGAAGATCTTCAGGTGAAGGAGGGATATTTTGCTTGATGCTAAAATATTACGAGATACATTAAAAGAAATCTTCGGTATTGAAGATAAATATCTCGTCCCAATCAGCACTAACTGGTTTCTTCCTACTACAGACCCTGAGGATAAAGTACATACTTGGATAGGTTATCGTATTTTAAGTAAGAAGCCTTACGTACGTGCCGCTCAAATGGGTCATAATATGGATAAGCCTGTTAAAGTAAACTTCCGGCTTACTTTCGTTGGCCCACAAGCTGAAACGCTTGCTGACCAGACACTGTTATGGGAAGACCGTACAGACGTAACTATTGCGTTTGAGAAGAGTCAGTCCCAAATTAATTATGTGGATAGGACAGCATTTACCTATCCAGTTCGTAATGGCGGTTATAATGACGATATGGCGTGGATAGTTGACATGTCTGCCCAAACGTCTTATACAGTAGATACTAAACAAGTACCTTGGTTTAATAAGGTATGAGTATAGGAGGATAATATGGATACGAATGATTTTCTTGGTTCGGTAGCCGACGAAGACGTATCGTTTACAACCCGTGTTGTCAAGACTGCGCAAGTAGGAGACAACTACTGGAAGGTTATGATTTTTGTTGAATCAGACCGTTTTGTAGACGCATCGGATTTGGCATGGACACTCATACCGGGTTCAAGCACAATCAAGGCGCTCACTGTTACAGCGAGTGATTATGCAGAATACACATCCGGAGTACTGCGTTCTTGGCTGTACGATTTGTTCTGCAATGGATTCACAGGTGACTGTATTCTTGTTGCTTGTGCACCACACGATGCAGGTCAGACAGTAATCGTTTATTCAGCAAACGGTACTGACTTCTTTACTGACCCTGAAATGACACAGCCTGCTGTAATTCCTGAAGGTGTAGTACCTCAGGCTACAGGTGAGGAACATCAGTATAGTTATACTGAAGACCCTACTTCTGATGCATTCATTGAAGCAATGGACACAGCTTATGCCAAACTTAAAGCTTATGCTTACCATAAGACAGTTTGTGCTGCTCCAACACTTGCTGTAGGTGTAGACTTCAATATTGACACAAATGTAGCTGTTGAATGTGCAAAACTCTGTGCTGCAGATAAGGGATTGCTTTCTTCAGCACCTTACTTCCCATTCAGCACAGGTACTCCTGAAACACCTGAAAGTGATGCATTGTATATGGCTCTTAAGACAGCTGATGCAGACGCATTTATGTCAGCACATCAGGACAAGACACGTAACGCAGCCTTGTACTCACTCGGCCTTGCAATGGCTACATTGAATGGTTCAGGCACATGCATTGGTAACTCAATGGACATGATTAAGTCTCTGTTGATTACGTCATCAGGACCTGAAGGTACAAACCTTGACAAGTCTATTCGTGACTTGTTGAAGTCTCTGAACATTCAGACATTCAAACCTGTAGGTGATAACTCTGGTTCTGTAGCAGCCAAGGGTGCTTCAACACTTAAAGGTGATGTAGTTCAGGCTACATGGATTTTGGCATATATCACATATATGACAAAAGTCAACATCGCACAGATTATCACAACACCAAACTTCTTGAAGAATGAGTCTAACTATGAGCGCTTGATTAACATCATGCGCAACTACATCCTCTTGTTCGGAGAAAGTGGTTCAGGTCGTCTTAAGAAGATATTCATTACCCCTCCTGCATTTGGTTCATTGCCAAAGGCTGCTGGTGATGTTATCATCGTTCCTGATGCTTGGAAAGCAACATATGTTGACCAGGTACGTGAAGTACAGATTACAGGTACTTTGTATATAGGAGAAGACTAATATGGCACAACCAATTATTCGTGGTATTCAGGCCGTAGGTGCCGTAGATATTAAATATCAGTACAATGGCTCCTACAATGGACAGGCTCATACACTTGCTGTACCAAGCAGTGTTATGCAGCTTAATGGAAGCGCAATCGCCATTAATACAGACGGTTTCAAATCTGTATCAGGTTTCCGTCTTGATGGCGAATTCTTAAGAGCTGTACAGCAGATTGCATCTTCTATCCAGGTTCCAATCCTTGGAGGCGGTGCCGTTGCTCTCACAAACAATAACCGTTCAGGTACATTGAACATCAACTGTACTAAGGTTTCTACGCCTTCTCCTGAGGGTAATGAAAACGGACAGATGTATCGTCCTACAGGTGCTGCTATCGGTCCTGACCGTGATGATGTATACGACCTTGTGTTCCTTGCACAGATTCAGCAGGCACAGGATGGTGGTGACTCAGAAGGTGCTACAATACAGGTAGTATTCAAGTTCTGTGGTCTTTACACAGTAATTGAATTCCAGGGTTGTACAATCGCTTCTGTAGACCCAGTAGGTCTTGCAGGTAACGATGCTCCAAACTACAACGTATCAATTAACTACCTGAACTGGACAGTTAACTTCTCTGCTGAAAATGCTACAGCAGTTACAGCATAATATTCCAAGACCATAAGGAGGCAGAAAAATGGAATACGATTCAAAAGAGTATAATAACATACTCAAGGACTTCCGCAAAGGAAGAGCATGGTTAAACGATGTATCGGTAGAAATCAAAGGAGGTGAAAACGAACTCCCTCCTTTGACACTTCTCCGTGCATACGAAGAAGAACCTACTATTGATAATACCCTTGCTTTAACAAGTGAGATGGTTATCAACAAGGAAGTAGTGTTCCGCCATAAGGGTAAGGAAATCTTATCCTTCATTTACAATGGTGGTGACTTGAGTGAGAAATTCCATAAGGCACCTTATCTATTAGACACACTCTTGAAGTTGTGTTACGGATTGATGGTAAAAAAATTGACGCCGCCTTCCGAAGACTCAGAGAAAGAAGAGATGCGGTAGGTATTACAACCACGGCTGAGACCCCTGAACAGGAGGCTGAACGCGTTAAGAGTGAGATAGCCGCTGCGCAGGCTTCAGGGGATATCTCTACTATCATAAGGTTGATAGCTAATACGAGTAAAATGACTACTGCAGACTTCATTAAGGAGACATGTGGTAGTCTTTTATTTTTATACTATACCTATATGAGTCAGTATCACCAGAGACCCGTGGATATGTTAGATATGGTAAACGGCTTGCTCTATTTAGATGCAAAGAATTATATAGTTAAGTCAGCACGAGAAGAGAAGTAATGAAAACAGGACTATTTAGCGATACCTCCAATCCTCAAGACCCAACTGATTACTCGGGACAGTCATATGACGAGAGTCCTGAGTTTTGGAGGGATTATAGGACTCCTCAGGCTCATAATACAAGTAATTTTACGGATATGCAAAGGTTTAGTCTCTTGCATAGTCCGGAATTTCAGAAACGACACCCTCGTCGTTATAAAAACGGTATTTTAGAGAATGACTTAGAGTATATGGCGCGTCTTGAGAAAATACTCAACAGGATGCGTCCCCGTAATCTTAATAAAGAAGAATTAAAACTTACCCAGTATAATGACAACCCTAATAAAGGGTTCTTTTCAGCAGCAACCTCTGGAGAGAATCAGTTACATTCTGTTAATGAGGAAGGGGAACGTAGTATAGGTCCTCGGTCATTCGTTTCACTCGATATTGAAACAGACGACTGGGGTCGTCCTATATCTATTATAGCTCAACGATATTATTATAATACGCAGGAGAAACAATTTCAATACACTGGGTCTTTTCAGAGATACTATGAGACACACTTAAAAGACATTCTTTCTACCCACGGCATACACTCATTTACCCCTGAAAAACTTAAGACTTTAAGAACTCAACAGAATGCAACTTATAGTAAGCAATATTTTACAGACCCTAAAGAAGAGCAAGCATTACGTGATTTTATTGGAAGCGCCGCTATTATTGGTCAGAATATAGTATCTTTCGATTTACCAACCTTGTTCCATAACGGCCCGTTATCGAACAGTGTTATAGATACTGTTATTGCAGCGCGTAATGTATGGTCTAACTTACCTAATGGTCTGGATGATATATTTAAGCGTATCTTCGGTAAGACTATGGAAGAAGCCGGTCTTTCACATCATGATGCTAATGCAGATACTATTGCTACAATGCTAATCTTTCAGGAGATGATTAAATGGGAAGGACCTACAGGTGACGCGATTCGTTACATAATGGAGCATCCGGGTACCCATTTAGGAACACTGGAAGAAATGATTAAGGATGTTGAATGGATTACGAACGAGAATGGTGAACCGCAGAAAATATTGCATGATTTAAGTCAGGTTGTTAAAGCAGGTAATACATATGCGGATATTTACAGAGATTACGATAGAGGAGACCTTTATATGTCAGCAAAGAAGATTAGGATTAGTTCTAAAGAACAGCAGGTGATAGACCAGAACGATTTAAGAGACCCTCTTAAGATGTCGACAGAGCAACTTATAGGTTCTGCCCAAGAAGAGTATAACGCTACGCATAAGGGTGGTACTGTAGAAGGATTTATAGCATCAGATACCGTATCTGAATTGCAACAAGCCTTTAATCAATTCTCATTTTGGAAAAAATCCGCTCTTGTCCGAGAAGTAGCTAAAGCGAAAAGTCAAGACGAGGCTGAACTCTTAATAGGTAGTACTTTCAACCTTGAAGGTTCAGAAGCACAATATGTAAGAGATTGGGCAGCTAAATTAAAAGGCATACGCGAACGAGATAATATGATTGAATTTGAACGTCAAAAAGAACGACGACTTGATAAGCTAAAGGGTCACCATTTTGTTAGTGAAGAAGATGAAAAGATAATTAGAGCCACAAAGACGTTCGACGATTTAAGTGATGCTATTGAAAATGTTACGGAGAAGAGCACGAAATGGGAAGGCGTACTTAACGCTATTGGTAATATCAAGTTTTATGATATTAATCAATATGTACGTTCCGCACAATCACAATGGAGTGGTATTACAAGCGCCGCCAAAGGTGTTGTTCCTTCATTCGTGTTAAATCCTGCATCGCGTTTAGGTGATGCTTTCTTCAACAGTGTTAACGCCCAGTTAACAGGTTATAACGCTATACAACGTACATGGACTTCGGGAATAGGTGATGCCATAATAGGTGCAGGAGGAGCCATAGGAGGTGTTCCTGGAATGGCTATCGGAATGGGTGTTAAAGGACTCATAGCTGCAGGTTCACAGGTGTATGGTAACTATAAGCAAGCTAGAATGGAAAAAGCAGGCTATGATATACAGAATTCATTGAATGTAACCGGTGCCCTATTCTCTTGGATAGCTACACCATTCCAGTTGTTATATAAGGCTACTAAATTATTAACAGGTAGTTTCGGATTGTTAACTAATCGTATCAAGAACTTTATGTCTAACAGTATAGGCTTAATGTCGCAGATGGGTAATCCATTGACCGAGATGACAGGTGTTGATTACGGGACATACCAGGGATTATCCATGGTCGATATAGCTTCGTTGTTTAATAAAGGTACAATGAATTCTACTATCGAAGATTATGTTAAGCAGGCTAAGGCATTGTATACAACAGGTGAGGTTAATACATCACGAATGATTGCAGCCTCTATGTTAGGAGTATTCAATGATGTATATGACCCAAATGCTTCTCAAGATACTTATATGAATATGGCTAATAAAGTATTACGCAGTATGCAGGGTCAATCAGATGAACAGAAAGCCAATACTATGTACTGGGCTACCCGAATTGATTCTTCTTTACCTTCATTGTTACGTACAGCTGAGGCCTTAGGTGTTACAGACATCAGAACTCTTATGGACCCTACGAAGAGTAGGAACTGGATGTACTGGCATCCTCTTGATGAAGGAGAAGCCTCGAACTTCCGTTGGACACAATATGAATGGGGAGCTGCAACAACGCAGTTAAGTAACTCGAAGATGCGTATCGGTGATAGGATGTGGAACGCCTTCGGTAGAGATATCTTTAATGCATTTAATGAACTTGTTGATGCATTAGCTAACGAAGATTGGGATACAGCATTGAGTAGTATCACAGTAATGTGGAACAAGGTTAAAGAAACGGTTAAAAGTTTATGGGAAGGATTTAATAAGGATGGAGGATTGAGCGACGGCTTGGAGAAAGGGTTGAGTAAGATTAAAGAATGGGGTATTACAGCAGCTACTGGAATCATTAAGATATGGGATGATGTATTTACCGCTATAGTCAAAAAACTAGGAGGATTAATAGCGTACCTATCAACTCTACACCTGGATGTTAAGTGGGAAAACGGAGGAGTCACCTTCGGACTTAGTTCTATATCCGACGTTGTTACTCCAGAAGATAATACTAGATTATACGATACACAAGCATCACAATATAGCAGCAGACAAGTAGCTAAAAAGGATATGGCTAGTCTTATTGGATTAGCAGGCACGTTAGGTCTGGGTGAATATGCATCCATCGGAGATATCAGAAAACGATTAACAGAGATGAGTAATATTCCTGCCCTCAATGCTAATGGTGACTATGTCATGGGTAACGGACTTAGCTGGAAAAAGGTACAGGCATACTTAGCAAGTAAGGGTATCATGTATGATAATCCTAATCAAATGACCCCTGATGAGATTAGTCGTATTATTGACACTTTGTATGCAGGCAGTGCTTGGGGATACGGATATGCGGAACAGGCCGCATTAGCTAAGTCAGGATTGGGTTCTCATGCTAGCCAGGAGTTTATATACGATACACCAGCTTATCGTACATCACAAGAGTTATTAGCTTCATTGGATACTATCCTGGTCGACTCCGTTAAATCATTAACAGGTAAAGATACAGGTAAAGTAGATATAGTAATAACAATGCCTGATGGTAGGTCAGCTACTATACAGACTAATAACGGAGTTGTTACTAACATGACAGGTGTTAGTGCACTCTCGGGAGCAGGTTCGGGAATGAAGGTAGATGTTCGTTCACAAAGTAATCAGCATTACTAAGGAGTATATATGAATACACTTGAACCGTGGAGTAAATTATCTGAATTCAAAGCAGGTGTTCAAAATACTACAGAGGCAGCAATTATATCAGCATTAGATGCTGTATTAAGCAGCCCCGAAACTCGTGGTATATTTGATACCTTAATGTTCTCCAATAACATGGCCTCTACGAAAAAGAATACAGGAGGCGGATACTCAATGCCTCTTTTAGGTGCATTGATGTCCCGTACTTTGTTAGGCTCGGGATTCGCAGCCGCCACCACGTTGATGGAACAGGCTTTAGTACAACCTAACATAGCGGGTATTCCTATTAGTTCTGGTCGCATCGAAACAAGCCGTGATGTCGAAGTAGCTGAAAGTATGGTCATTGTTCAATCTACAGCTTCAAAACAGTATTGGACAGATAATGCTGTACCTCGATTAAAAGAGTGGACAGTCAATGGCTACTTAACACCTGCATCTGCTTTGGATGACGGAACTATTATCAAGCCTTCATTGCAATGGCAGATATATTATCTTGATGTATGTGCTAAGTCACGTAGGCCTGTAATCTTCAAAACAAATCGTGGGGAGTTCGTTAAAGTCCAAATAACGAACTTGCAAACCGTAGAGGAAGCATCATATAATAATGGTATTGAAGTAACACTCTCATTAAAGGAGTATAATCCATACTTCGTCGATACCATTACGGGCGAAAATGAAATTGCCGTATTCATGGGTGTTAGAGGTACTGTATGAGTTCTGTATATACTTTTCCGTTATCTTATCCTGAACCTGGTGCAACTACTATTTATAAAAATATTCAAGTAGGCTCTAATGTTGTACAATTCCGTTTCCAATGGGCCATTGCCTCGGAGGAACAGTACAATATCATTATGCAATATCTTGATACGAAAACGAAGAGCGACCCTCTTAATGATGACGGAGCGTTTACTTATGACTATGACTATATGTCTTACTACATGCCTTTAGCCGATAAAACTGAAGAAGAGTTAGGCGAGTGGTTAGATACCAATCCCGTGTTACCTAATTCAATTAAGACAGCATCTCGTTCATCTCAATTAGCTATGCTACAGAACCGAATAGCTGAATGTGTATCTCTGTACCCTACTATTAAGCAATATCGCGAGACACTAAGGTGGCAGTTCCATTCATTCTTTAATAATGAGACTAATGTAGGACTAATTGAACTAGGAGGCTGGTACCGTACACAAGACCCATTACTACGATATCGATTTGTTTCTCCTTTAACCTATATCGGTAAAGATGATTTCGATAAAGTTACAATTGAGTTTGAGGTAGATAATGCTTAGGGAAATCCTATATGACCGTGAAATAAGTGTTTCTCTTTATAAGCCTGTACAGGTAACACCTATAGCCTATTCTTCTGTATTATCTAGTGGTGTAGGTAGTCATCCTATTCCTATTGCTGTAAACTTCTATGAAGGGGACGAGCGTATTATCTTCCTTGGTTATACTAACGAAGACGACGAGGGAGGTACTACACAGTACGCCTTATACAAACGTATTGTAGCTACTGGTTCCGTGTATAAATTCCGTACTATAGAAGAAATGCGCAGGGGATTACGACCTGATGGTTCGGTAATGCAAACAGGTGATAAGGTATATGTTATAGATGAGAAGCGTAGCTTCAATGTATACTCTACTGTAGGTGGCCAGACTGTAAACGTACAGGAAGCAGAACTTCGAACACCTGTAACCGTGTTGCATCTAAGATGTACTCCTGACGGCTTAAAGCCGGATATATCGTTTAAGATTAGTTTGTTACCAAATCAGAACTGTTACTCGGCAACCTTACGTATTAAGAATTTTAATATAGATATGGTAGATATACGTAACTGGACTAAGATGGTAATCAAGGCAGGTTATAGGACTGGACGTTCTGTACAGTATACATGCCCAATATTCTCTAGTTATGTTGAGTCGCCAAACCCTGATGGTATCGTTGTTTTTGAAGGATTAACAGTCGGCGTAGCTGAGGACATATTAGAGAATAAAACGTATGAGATACATTTCAATAAGGATGAAATTGCCCTAACGGAACTAGTTGAAAATATAGCTAAAGGTATTCACCCATCGTGTCAGGTAAATATAGCAGTAGATGAAGATTATCTAGATTTACCTATAACTATTCCTTCAAAAGTTGTATATGCGCAAAATGGTTTAGCTATCATTAACTGGTTGCAGTCCACACTGTCTTCTGCTATAGAGACAGCTTCAGGGGGATTAATATCAGTGTTTGTACAATTCATTGATGGTAAACTCGAAGTGTTAACAATTAGTGGTAAACAACCTGAATTGCAGTCATTCGAAGGTATCATTAATCTTGATATGATAACAAGCGCTGTGTTTAATGGAACAGCTTTAACAGTTATAGCTCCATGGAATCCTACCTTAAGGCCTGGTGACTTGTTCTTTATGCCTCCAGAGTTCATTAATGGTGCTAAATTACCGAATATAATACCTACTACAGCCTATCGTAATGAGCATAATTTATATAGGGCTATTACTATAGATGTCGAGTTCGCGTCTGTAGAAAATACGAATAAGATGTCTATACTAGCTGTACCTGCTCAATATGCTGATAAGATACCGAGTACAGCTACTACATCGATGACAGCAGATACTTATGCACGTATGTTAACTGAAGAACAAACAACTGCCAAACGTAATATTAATATAGGTGATGTTAATTCTGAAGATATTAAGGCATCTAGTAAGGCAGAAGAGAAACCTAAGACAGGTATGGAGTTGTTGGATGAACACGACGATATTATTACCCAGTGGGGAGGGGAAGGTTCGTGGACTTCAATAACTGTAGATACTACTACAATGGGTAGCTGTATTTCATCTATAGCCTTCTATTATGCATATCTATATGAGAATGGACCTAAATTAGGTCCTGCGGGTTCCAAAGGTACTAATAAAGAGCGTAGTTATTATGAGACTAAAGAATGGCTAGAGAAGAATGTATCCAAGAAGGCGGGAGATAAGGTACAGAACACGGGCATAGGTGCAGCTACGCTTTGGTGGCCTATGATTGCAGTAGGTACATATTGGAGACGTTATAAAGATAATGAAGCAGGCGTTCAGAATAACTGGACGAAGATTAAATTAACTAACCTGAACTTCCTTGAAGCCAATAAGGCTGTATATATTCCTGTCTTTCCTTCGGGTACATGGAGAGAAAATAGAAGCAGGTTTAGTACTATAAAAGATATATGGCGCGATGCATATAAGAACTATGCTGCCGATTATCCTGATATAGCACCTGCTTGGCGAGCTATGTATTATTATTTAGGTGGTGAAGATGATATCGGATAGAATACTACAGGCAGGCTTTCGCAATGAAAGAGACCAGTTCGCCCAAACGCTACAGTCTTTCGTGTTAATAGATATAGGTACTATTACGAGTGTATCTAAAGAAGGACGGGCTGAAGTTCGAACAAATATATTCGTTGGAGACCAGCAGGTTGTTTATCAAAATGCAGAGGTTATATATCCAGGTAATCAGGGAGGCGGATATACATCTGCTGTAGCTGGAACATCGTGTTTAATATTTATGCCTCGTTCCTGCATGCCTGATATTACATCTCAATTAGTACAGTTTGGTTCCGCAGTATACGATAAAGCCGGTGTTAAGGTTATGCCTATAGCCAACGGTTCAACTAACGCTGTTAAGACCGTGTTTAGTACGCTTGGTGCGTTCTCAATTTATTCCCCTGCTTATTCATTAACATTTACAGAAGATACAGTTACATTACAGCGAACAGATGGTAATGTTAGTATAACAATGGACCAGGAAGGTAGCTTATATGTTGAGTATCTAAACGGCTTAGGTAATGAACTCCAGTATATCATAGACAAGACGGGTATCCATAAGCAATGGGTGTCGCAGGATAAGTCAGTAGTATGGACAGACTCTCTTGAAGCAAACGGCTCACGAACATTTGTTCAAAAAGTACAAGATAGTGAAACAGCTAGTATTACAATTGACACCGAAGGTAATATGAATATTAATGGTAAGACTATTAATCTTAATGGAGATGACCAGAGCCTTGTTACCTATGACGCACTTAATACTGCTATGCAGAAATTATGGACTGCATTAACTACTACTCCTATTGCAGGTAATGGTTCTACTCAACCGGCTTGGACAGGTATAACAAGCATAGATATAAGTGGTGCTGAAACTACTACTGTTAAAACAGGAGGCTAATATGGCAATGAATGGTACAAACTTAGGTAATGCTATAGGAGAAGCTTTATATGATGCTATACCTGCTAGTGTAAAAGATGATATGTCAGCTGCACAAAAAGCTGATATGTGTAACTCCTTAAAAGGTAATTGGCAATTAATAGCTACTTGTATAGTTGCTCATATAGTTGCTAATGCAGAGGTATCTACCAGTGTTGTAGTAGACGGAGGTATTGGAGTACAAGTTACCCCCTCTACAGGTACAGGTACGACAATTACCACCGGTTCTGGTACTGGTACAGGCACTATTTCATAAACGTACTAAAAGTAACATAGCAAAAAACGTGTAATGGAGATATAATAACAGTATGAGAGATGTAATGTTGATTGTGCCTGAGGAAAAATCTGAATGGTGCCTCGATATAGACATTATAAATGGTCGACCCAAAATGGTACAGTATGACCGCAATACGCAAGACCAGCGGGCTGCTGTATCTGCTTATATGTTTAGAGGCACTGTACCAGGCAAACCTAATTTAGGTATTAACTGGTCAAATCTATATTCAGGTACAGACGAAACCCTTGTTACAATAGATAACGAGATTAAGCAGGCTATTCAACATAATGCGGCAACACCGGACGGACCTAACAGCACCTATGTGCCTATGTATAAGAGTACTGAGGATGGAATCGCATTAGCTATCTACCAGGAGTAAAATATGATATTATTGGATGAAATTGAGTATGAGGTAAAAACTCCCGATGAAAACCTTGACGACGTAGTTACATACATTAATGACTACTGCCAACAAAATGATATACGTAACTCCCTGGGTGAAGTTATCAATATAGATGCTAATGATGCCAACCCTCTGTACGAGGTTCTAAGGGGATTGTCCTACCTAACAACAATTATGCAGAAGCTTATCTACAGCGCAGGTTGCTCGATGTCTATCGCTGAAGCCTCTGATAGACAATTGTTAAACTTGTCTGATATTGCAGGTATCAAACGAACACGTGCTACTAAAACTGTAATAAGTGGTATCGCATATGCAGATACTCTTTCAGCAGACCCTTGTGTTATTACACAAGACCTAGAAGCTACAGTAACAATCGCAGGGTATGATATCGTGTTCCATCCTGCATTCGATGTTACTATTCCAACAGGTGAATCTCGAAGTATTATTCTTATAGCAGAACAATACGGCGCATATAACTTATCTGCTAACACAATTACACAATTCGATACCCCTGTTCCGAATTTAAGATTAATGACTACCAATGCTTCTACTCCAGGACAGGAACAGGAAACTATTGCATCGTTACGTGAACGTCTCCAAAGACGTACAGTAGATAGTACACAAATCGAGAAAGCAGCTACAGCTATTCAGAGCCTTGAAGGTGTTTCGATGTGTACTATATACTTTAATTATAGTCCACGTAATGAGGAAACAGTTGTTTATGGTGATGGCACTATTACGGTACCTCCAAGAGAGGCCTTGGTGTTAGTACAAGGATGGAGCGCCGCAGACCCTACAGCTATTGCAAGAACCTTCTATCGTTACTTATTATGTAAAACAACAGGTGAAGATGTACCAGGAGCTCAATATCAAGACTACGTAACAAAGGCGGGACAGTCGTTACGTGTATGGGTTATTCCTCCTAAACAGCAGGCTATCCATATTCGCGTATTTATCCACAATACATTATCATATGAACAGATAAATGGTATTAAAGACGTTATAGGTTCTCTCGCAGGAGGACTTATCATAGGTCAGCCTCTTACATCTACAGAAGTTATTAAGGCTGTTAGTTCGATTTACACTAACCTCACAGTACAGGGCGCCGAACTCTCTTTAACAGGAGATGATAATACATATAGTTATATACAGACTCCTGCACCTACTTCTGTGTTCTATCTTAATGTAGATAATATATACGTTGTAGAGGTATAAAATGATATTACCTATACGTTACTTATGGCAACAACTTAATGGGCCTCAAATCACAGGAATATGTAAAGCTATCGAAGAATACTGGAAGACCATCTTCGATGGTAAATTAGACTATATAAACAATATATCTGTAGATACGGCTAATGATTCACATTTAACTTTGTTAGGACTATTGTCAGGGCTTGTTCGACCAAATATCGCCGAACCGGATAAAGACTTCTTCTACTTTACAGAGTTCGCAGAAAATCCTGTTGAGCACGGTTTTAGTGACCTGGAAAATCCTGCACTAGGTGGTGGACGTTTCTCTAAGTTGTCAGCAGGTGATAACCGTCACAACGTATCATTGAATACTGAACATTATCGCGCTTTGTTACGAGCATGGGACAACGGTGAAGGCGAGATTGGTAGTTTGATGTTGTTAGATGATATATGTGCCGAACTAACGAAGCTCGACTTAGGACCTATTACTCCTTTCTATAGATTCTATTTTATGGAAGGTGATGATATCCCTGAAGACCGAGCACCTGGTGATGTATATCTAGATATGGGTTCTATGGAAAATTGGGCTAACCCATTACATATTTACGCAGTATTGAATGGTGTAGCTAATTCTGTATATGCCCCTCAGCCTCGTATATTTATATCTATTGGTGCTTCAGGTCGTGTTACCACTCCTGTACTTACTCCTCCAGGAGGCGTATACGACAGTGCTCAGGAAATATCTATTTCAGTTAGTCACCCTGATAATGCACAGATTTATTATACTACAGACGGTACGGAACCTACAGAGGAAAGTACACTGTACGAGGGACCATTTACCATCAGTGAGTCTTGTATAATCAAGGCTATAGCTATAGCCTCAGGATACGGTAATTCTATTATTAATACACAAGCATATACAATAGAATAGGAGGATGTATTATGAATGCACCTAGAACATTAAACCAGTACGTAGGTACAGACCCTCAGGGTAACGCTATCACAATCGTTGCTTCTGATATGGAAACTGCGTGCAAGGTTTACAAGGGACAGCAGGAAGTTGACCCTGTACAGATGCAGCGCGTAAAACAGAATATTATGTGTGTTCTTCCTGAGAACATCGTAACATTCACGGCAGAAGTTTACTGTGCTACCGCAATCCCTACAGGCTGTTCTGTAACACCAGAACAGTACACAATCATAGCAGGTTCGAAACTTGTATTCACTGCTATTGAAGGTGAAGGCTTCCAGTTCGCTAAGTGGCTCATCAACGGTGTTGAAGTCACTGACGAGACGGGAGCAATTGTTACTGACAAGGTAGCATTGCTCACAATTCCATCAGGTAACAATACTTGCGAAATCAAGGCAGTGTTCGTTACAATGTAACAGGAGATACAAATGTCACAGAAAACGTTTAACCTGGTAACTATTATCACTTCTGCTGTATGTGCAGTAGTAATTGGTGTAGTTCAGTTCATTGGTAAGGGGCCTGTACAGGCTATCTGCGATTCAGTTCCTCTTGTAGAGGGTTGCGTCATCGGTGTTTGTGCAAACTTCACCATCAAAGCTACCAGTGACCTTGCTAAAAAGAAAAGCAAGTAAGCAAAATAATAGCCACCTCTCATTACGATTGGTGGCTATTATTATCTACTGACGGCCTGAATTGAATGTTCGTGAACGTCCTTTACCTAATACATATTTAGTACGTTTGACGTGCTTACGAACAACACCGTTTCGTGTATGTTTGCTTTTTGGCATATATTACTCCTTTTGGTCTAATCCGGCATTGAAGGGCTCCAATTCAGCAGGTGCATGTTTCATAATCAGATTGAGCAACCTACCCTGGTGATTGATTTCATCCTTCTTAATTTCTTCAATTACCGCCTTATCTTCTTCAGAGGCAATTTCCAACAACTTATCGTACGTGTTCGTTGCATCCAACTCTTCACGTAACGCGTCCCTTAACTTAACTATGTAACAATCGTTCATTTAAGTAACTCCTTTATGTCTTTGTAGTATCTTGTGAACCCAAAACCAGTAGGTACCCTGTTTGCTTGATAGATGTGGTCGTGGTCTATTCTAACAATGCCATCGTCATAGCAAGCTAAAGTTATACACAACACTCCTCTCATTGTTACATCATTTAGCCAGGCTTGTTGACCAGGGCGCCAAGATATATCTAACTCTCGTTTACCTGAGCACGTGGTGTGGATTCGCTTAAGCTCAATCCACATCGGCGTCTTATGAGTAACAACGAACAAATCGGGGATACCTTTACCTGTTTCACCGCTTTCGATGCGTTGTACAAAGATTCCTTTCGCACGCATTGCGGCACATAAGGCTTTACTGAACGCAGCTTCATTGCGGTATGATAACATTATTGGAACTCCTCTTCACGAAGGAACTTCAATATCTTACCAAAGTCATTGAAGTATGTACTTCCGAACTGTGGCATCAGGTTATAATCCCAGTAATCAAACTCGTTGAACAATATTACTGTCTTCTGACAACCTGACATATAGCCCATTTCCCAAAGCATTCCTTCTGAAGGTCCACGAGGACTCATCTTATCTCCTGCACATGCAATACAGATATCTGCTTCCTTACAGGCCTTCAAATCAAGTTCATAGAAATGTTTACGTGTTGCTACAACATCTCCGTGGAACTTTTCCAATTCCTGTTCCCATATACCGTGTTCCTGTGGTACATATACAGTATGTCCTTCAGCTCTTAACCTCTGGACATATTTTGCGTTACGCTGTCTGTCGCTCTCGTCATGAAGCGGAGCGGCCCAATAAATCTTGCTCATCTACCAAATCCTCACCATAATCTTCATTTTCATCATAAGTCCAGTCCTTGTCTGGTAACTCATAATCCCCTTCTTCAATTATATCTTCACTCTCTTCTACAGCCACTGCGCCATTTACTGCTTCGAGAAAATAGATATAAAACCATCTCGCCAATCTGTCAATAGGTCTGTTAATAGCTCCTATCTGTTTAACGTGTACTTTCATTAGAATACTACCTTTTCAGGGTCATCTGTACCTTCTGCGACAGCATTGACCTGGTCTTGAACAGAACTCTTCGAGTCAGCTAACAATGATATCTTACTAACTGTAAGTGTCCACTGCTGATGTTTAGCACCATCGCTGCCTGTCCACGACGTGTCTTCAAGTTCACCTGTTACAGCAATCTGTTTGCCTTTAACAAGGTACTGTTTGATACCTTCGCCGGCTTTACCCCACATCTGACAGTTGAAGAAGTTTGTTTTCTCGTACTGTCCAAAACCTGTGTTATTGGCAATACCCCATTTAACAATAGTAGTGTTCTTTACTCCTACTACTGTCATTTCTGCGTCTCTTGTGACGCGACCGATGAATGTACATACATTTAAGTCACTCATACTTGTGTTCCTCCTGGAATTTTTTCATTTCATTTATAGTCATACCATCAACGCCTGCTGATTGGTCACTATCCGTTGGTCTATAGCTTTCGCCTTCTTGTGGATACATATACCTGAACATTGCATAGTTAGCAACATCTACCAGATATTCTGTGTTACCGGTCTCTTCGAACTTCTTCAGATTCTTTTTAAGACTACCGATAGCATCTACCATACCCTTCTGAAAGTTCTCTTTCGAAGGTCCGTACTTGTGGAACGATACGATAATTGCGTTCTTACGTTTTTCATCGAATTCCTTACTGTACTCTTTATCGAGTATGGCTGTTCTTTTATCGAGTATGTTCATCTTTTATCCTCCTTACTAATTCTGATGATGAACGGATTTTATCACCTAACCCATCTATTATACGAATTTCTAATTCGCCACACACTTTAGCTTCAGGTATCTCGTCTCTCTTACGGTCACCACCCTTAACAAAATACATAACATCATCAGGATATTCTGCCCGAATATATTTGAGTGTTTGACATACTGTATCATCGCTATCGATACAAGGAATGACAGAATCAACACACCAAAGGGCCTTGATGATAGTCATTCTATCTATCCAATCCATAAGGTGATAACCTTTCTTTTTATCGAGGAAAGCATCACTATTGACGATACAGATATGTACATCGGCCATCTTCCTGGCTTTACGTAAATACTCTACATGACCTACGTGTAGAGGGTCGAAACCTCCACTAGTTACTACGACTGACATTCAATTGTCCTCCTTTAATCCATACGTCTGTTCTTCCAATTACACCACACCTACATCGAATGTATTTATCATTATTCAATGTAACACCTGGTACATTCATAAAATTCTTACACGATGGACAACGTACTGCATAAATACGTTTCTCATCATACTTTGTACTTTGCTTCGAATGCATTCCAATTCTCCATTGTACAGTGTCCCCAATCTGGTCCGATTTCCGTATCTACACCTAAAGGTATCTTTAGTGGATAAGCGTTAGCCATACATTCCTTCAACTTGAGACAAGCTTCATATCCTTCTCTTGTATCAGGAATACTAAATACAACTTCATCGTGTACCTGAGCGTGTAACTTAAGTACGTTAAATACTCCTGCATCCCAGGCATCTACCAATCCCTTCTTTAACAGGTCAGCTGCTGAACCTTGTATAAGGTAATTAACGAGCTTATATGAACCACCATCCAATGGCATTCTCTGTCGTCTACCACTCAGTGTTCGAACGTAACCCCGGCGTTCACCTGTTGTCATAATAGCACGGCCTGTTGTATCTACAAACGGTATTTTACGTTTATATTCTTTCATCAACGAGTCAGCTAATGGAAACAGATTATCAGCATCAACACCTGGATGAGCTTTTAACAAAGGACGTTTGAAGCGTTGAGCGAATGAACGTGCTCCCATACAATACAATGAACCGAAGTTCAGGTTCTTCGTAATATGACGCATCTCTTTATCTTTATCCTTATCACCTGTAACCCATCCCATCATCTCTTGTACCATCTGGTGATAATCTACATCGTGGTCATGGAACTGTGCTTGTGCTTCAGCAACACCTGGTCCTTGTGCGAAGTGAATGAATACACGATATTCAATCTGTTTATAATCGAATGCACCAAGGATACAACCTTCCTCAGGTATAAACAACGAACGGATTTCCTTACCGTGTTTATCTGCTCTTGCAGGTACTTGTTGTAGGTTTGGGTCACCTGATGACCATCTTCCTGTTACTGTTCCTGCATCATCACGTTTTGCAGGATAGAAACAAGGATGTATATAACCGTTGATTGCATAATCAACCCACGAGTTAAAGAACGCTTGTGTTTTAGTTAAGCCACGTAAGTGGCGAATCTTTTCAGCTAATGGATGCGGACAATCTTCCAATACATCAGCTGCAAACGAAGGTTTACCGGTTGCCGTATATTCAATAGGTAAGTGTTCGGCCCGCCACATCTTTTCAATATCCTTAGCCGAGTTAAGTGATAAGGTATCCTCTTCGAAACCATACTGCTGTTCCAATTCGTGAATACCCGTTTCATATTCTTCATCAAACTGGTCAGCTAACTTCAAGAGGTTTGTCATATCGACCTTAATACCATTACCCTTCATTTGCATAAGTAATGGATACAGACGACATTCAATATCGTTTGCGTTCAACAAGTTCTGTTGTTCCAACAAAGGTTGTTGAGCCATATATAAATCGTAAGTAGCTTTACAGTCTTGTTTACAATATTTACCGACTACAGCTGCAGGTACCTCTTTAAGATGTTCAATAGCTTTACCCTTGCCTCCATTTTCAGCCCACCATTTATCGATTGTATCATCTTTGTTCTTACCTTCAACACCGCGTCTATGACAACAAGCATCTAATGAATAGCTCATTGCATAAGAATCCAACAATGTCTCGCGTGTCATCGTGTCTTCAATAGTACCATATACTTTGAGACTATAACCATTAACTAACCAGTCAAGGTCATATACTCCATTATGGAATACTTTTGTTATATCAGGGTCTCGAAGTATCTGAGCAACTACCGTATCGTCCGGTGCGAGATATGCGTCTATACCTTCATCAGGGTAATAGATACCAACACCTAAGATTTCTCCATCTTTCCTACAAGCTCCTGGTCCCCATTGTTTGAGATGAGGGTCGTTTGTTTCAATATCAATTGCTGCTATCATCTTCCATCTCCTCCGGTGTTACGAATTCATCCTTCTTGTTCGCACACTCGATAGAACAGAAATGCTTTGTTCCGATAACATTCATTTCTTCATCTACCTCTTCTTCAGTACAATGCCCTTCTGCCCATTCTTCCTCAACAACCTTGTTGTTCTCAATTCGTCGAGCCCCAACTACTTTGCCGCAGCCCTTTCGGTCACAGTAAACTTCTTCAATCATTCTGCCTCCTTAAGTTTCAAGCGATGTGTACTTGAACTTATTTTAATTTTGCTTGATATCTTTATCAAGATATTTTCAATTTTAACGTTTTCGTACCTTTCGAATAACAAATCCTACACTAAAAGGTAAGGGTAGTACATACGAGTTTGAGGTTGAACAATGATTAATTTTTCTTTTGCTCTTGTAACAGCAACATAGAATACTCGATGCTCACTATCAGGGTCCATCTCTAATTGTGAATCAACCGCACGGCTGATGTCGGACAACAACACGACGACATCCGCCTCATCACCCTTTACAGTATGGATTGTGCTTATGTTGATTTTTGGGTGTGGATAAAATAGCCCGTGAGAGTGGCATGCTCTTGCGAAATCAAGTTTTGCCGTGTCCCACTCGTCAGTCTTTCCATCTCTAAATTCCATTTTGTCTGTGTCACTAAAAATGGGTTCTCCTTTGATACAATACGGAATTCCTTGTTCTTTGCACCAGTCTTCGAACAGCTTGAAAAACTTCTTGTTACGTGCCAGAAAAAAGTACGTCTTGTTAATGTCGAATCTTTCAGTGAGTTCATCCAGACTGGTGATGTCTTCAACAAATCCTCCATCCTTAACCGCCTTACACTTACTATGGTCTGTTAATTCCATTTCGTCAACAATTGTTTGTGCGAAATCTAATATACGAGAAGGTACACGATACGATTTATCTAACATATGCTGTGTACCTTTTAATCTCAACAATGTGTCTGCTGATGCTCCGCTATACGTAAATACAGCCTGCTTAACATCTCCAACCGCATATACGTGTTTAGCTTTACTGAATGCCTGGAATACAAGCTGCCATTGTAATGGACTTGAATCCTGCATCTCGTCTAAACATACTATATCAACGTCTTCAGTTAATCCCTTCTGAATATACTGTTCCAACAAGTCTGTGAAGTCCATATAACCGAATGTATGCTTATACTTCTGATACAGTTGAATATAACGTGTTAGTTCTGAATAACTAACTCTGTCATCCATAATCTGTTCACAGTACTTACGATTAGTTCTATACAACTGTTCAATTGTTACAAGTTGTTGGTCCTGCATCTCACGCCAGTCATTACCTTCGTTTGCATCTAGACCTAGTCTACCGAAGTCGTAGCCTGCTTTTTCACCGAAGTCTTTATACTTTGCGTAGTCCATCATTCTATCACGTGATGCCCCGCAACCTCTAAATGCTAGACTATGTATAGTACGGAAGTTCTTCAGGTGTCTTAAATCAAGACCGAATTGTTCTGCTACACGTAACTGAGCTACTTCAGCACCCTTCTTTGTAAATGTAACAAATGCTATTCTATCGATAGGTACTCCGTTCTTAAGATGATAATCTATAATGTTCATCAATTGATGTGTTTTACCGCATCCTGCAGAAGCAAGATATATATCGAGTGTTCCATTAAAAGTCTTCATCTTGGCCACCTACATACCTCTGGGTTAGGGTAATAAATGATAGTCATATCATCCCTCCACAAAGTACACTGTCATGCGTATGCCTACTATACGGTCGCCCTGCATATCTAAGTCTGCTGTCTGATATGCTCCAACTCTCATACCGAACAAAGCTAATACCTTGTCCAGTATCTCTAAACGACGTGCTGCTTTACTAAGCGAAGTAACACCAATGTTTCTGAAGTGTGTACGTTTAGCCTTCTTATCTAACTTACGAATTATATGTTTATGCATTAGAAATCCTCCTCTCCTGATTCCTTATCCCTAAAGTCTATTTCAATAGGCTTCTCTTCCTGTTCCGGTATCGAGCTTATAGGCATATGCCAATAAACACCCTCCTTGTAAGCTCCCAATTGTTGTAACCTAACACGCATCTCTATAGGTTTATATTGTGTAAAGTCATTCTTATGTACTAAGAAGTCGATGAACGATTTAGCTGTGAAGATATACTCCTTCTCAACCTCATCCTTATATACACGGCCCATCGCCAGTTGTGTTATGTTATCTGCCTTACGTCTTGCATTGAAGTACGCACAAGTTAAATCATAGAATGTAGAACCGGATGAGAAGTCTCCTGCATCTACTGACGGTTGTATAACAGTTATATTTTCACAGGCACGTGTCAATATCTTCGACCACCTATCATCCGGTACCGTCCTCGGTACTAAGTGAAGTTGACGTAAACATAAAGCCCTAAACTTACCTTGTCCTAAGATTTCTTGTTCGTTCCAGAATGTTAGCTTCTGTCCATTGACTATCCACTCATAGTACGGTGGGTCAGTCATGTATTGCGTAAGGTCACCAAAGTCAAGCCCGGTCGATGCTTTGCTCTCAATACCATATTCTTGTTGCCTGCAAGTTGCTTTATCGCATCGTTCAAGAGCTGCACACATATAGAAGTAGCTCTTCCTGTTGAATCCTTTGATAACTGTCGCATTAAGCTCATCATCAGGGATTGGTTCATGAAGACTGTGATTGATATCGGTGAGAAGCGTGCGTAAGTCACAGTTTTCGTCTTTGAGTCGGAGGTATACGCCACAACTAAATAACCAGTTGTTACGCTGGCCCGGTCCAATATCTCGAAGTAAGAGTCCCGACAAGATACAAGGTGGCGCGTCGTTATACGCAAACTCATTTATCCACTCCTTATGTTCTTTATAAGATAATTGTTTTGATTGCATATATTCCAATGCATCGCTTAATTCAACAAGTCCGTCCTTGTTAACTAACTTTCTGTGGTTATCACTATCAGCATCAAAGTACGGTAAGTTAATCCAACTATAGAACTTATTACTATCACTAGCTTTAGCCTGTTTTGGGAAGATTTCAACCTTCTTATCACAGGCAAATGCTCTAGCATACCATTTAAGTATCTCCTGTACATCAGCGGCAGGAGTTGGGTCACTGAAGAATATGTATATATGTAATTTTTTCGATTTACTGTAACAAGGACATAATGGCATATCATAATCGTAGATAGCCGCTATTACATCGTTAATGTCATATTTATAGTCATCAATATCAATAGCTCCAAAATAACAAGTGCCATCTTGCTGTATCGGAGCTATACCAATTGAGAGTTGTCCTTCGAGATGTTTTTGGAAAACTACAGGTGTTACCTGTCCATATTGTAAACGTGATTTAGCTTCAGCCTTGCCATTGACTATTTCGCCTACTTCTGTTATTCCGTATGCTTCTGTATTTCCATTAAATAAATTACTAAACGTTAATATATCATTCTGAGTATACGCCATCATACTGTCCTAAAGAGAAAGTAGGGGTCTCAATTCGAGACCCCGTTTAATTAGAACTCGCCTTCAGCTTCTTCTGCAGGAGCTTCAATAGCCTGTGTTCTGTTGTCTGCAAGCATTACTGCCTGGTCTGCAACCTGACGAGCAGGAGCAACATATTCGAGATATGTCTCCTTGTCAACCCATTCTGCAAACTTGATTGAAGATTTACCTTCGATGTTGCAAGAATAGTACTGGTTGCCTTTTTTGTTGGTGTCTTTACCAGTAGTCATGTTCCAGATAGCGCTGAACAATGGAGCTGGTTTTCCCTGAGGAGTACGCAGATATCTCATCTGAGTGTTCCAACCCTTGAGATACTTCAGGTTTCCGCGTGTTGAACCGAAAATCATGAAGCCTGCATCCTTGTGTTCTGGAAGGATAACAAGGTAATCCCAAGTTTCAATAACATCATTGATGTTACCATCAGCGTCTTTGTGTTCCATACCTTTGAAGTTATCTCCAGTAACACCTTCAAGACCTCCAACTGGATAAGTACCAACGTAACCACCCTGGTTCTTTTTCCATTCAACCCAAACCTTCTGAAAGTGACAAACGATTACGTTGATTGAATCGCCGTAGTCTTCACCTGTGATTGAGTTGTAGAAGTGACCTGCTGGAACTTTACCGTTCTGTGTTACGTCAGAAAGAGCCTGTGCGATTAACAATCGCGGTACAGCTGTTTCATCAGTACCCATGTTCTCAAATCCTTGTCCTGCTACTTCGTTGAGATACTCAACATCCAATTCATTCTTTTCTGCACTCATATTGTGCCTCCTTAGATAATAAGATATTCTTCCGAGGTACTTCCTAAGTTTCCCTCTTGAGATAAACTACGGCGGTAGAATCGAAGGAGTGGGTGAAGCTCCTTTAGGGAAAGTCAGTTCGTCATACAACAAACTGTGTAGTTTATCTCAAGAGAGGAACTTACAGTGATGGCGTCGCCTGTAAGTTCCCCGGAGTTCATATCAATGGCAGTTGATATACTTAATATTATAACATTAAACTCTTTTTATTTCAAGCTTTTAACGTTAACAATTTTCATATCCCGCATCTGATAATGCATGTGCTCTATCAATGCAGGTCGCACATTTACCACATGGCTTATCACCGCCTTCGTAACAAGACCATGTATGTGCTATTTCTTCCTGGGTCATACCCAATCGTTTTGCCGCACGCGCAATATCGATTTTATTGTAATCCATCCAAGGAGCACGCATTACGACATTAGCTGCTGTACCGTTAAATATAGCAGCGTCCATACTGCGAATGAATGCAGCTGAACAATCAGGATATGCGTCACCTGCAATATCATCTCTGTGTGCTCCATACCATATTTCGTCATAACCGTACTGTTCAGCAATTGAAGCTGCAATAGCCAGGAACAAGCCATTACGGAAAGGAACATATGTAGATACTGCACCACCCTTAGGTTTCTGTTCAGCATAAGTACCGTGAGGCACTTCACCGTTGCCTTTGAATAACGTACAGTTTACGTCGCTATCGTAGATTTGTTTAACATCTAAGGTACGATAGTTTTCAATACCGAGGTGTTCTACCTGCCAAGCGAAACATTCGGCTTCTTTAGCGTGGCGCTGACCATAGAACATATTCAATGCATATACGTTCTCTGCACCTACTCTTTTAACAGCCTTATACAGGAGTACTGTACTATCCAAGCCTCCCGAGGCTAATACTAAGACACGCATTCCATTACCTCCTCAGGCTCCGGCATACGAACAATTGATGGGCTAATGCCGAGCGGTTTGAAATAAGGTTGACTGTTAAGTACGTGTTTAGCACATATATTACGGTTACAGCTATAGCCAAAATGTTCAGGTCGTGTTTCGCCCCAAATGACTGTGACATTGTCATTAACACCTGTTGACAAATGCTGAAGGGATGAATCAGTACAAACGATAGCCTTTGCTTCTTTAGCTAACAAGTGATATGCTAAATAAGGAACTTCGATTTTGATTGCTCCTTCAATAGAAGGTTCATTCGGTAAAGCGAAATGAACGACTGTTGTATCAGGGTACTTCTCTTTTAAGAGTTGTACGATGCGTTCACCTTTGAAGTAATTACGCTTAATAGCTTCCTGATGGTCATTATATGGCATAGGATTACCGTTCTGGTCTCTCATAGGACCAAGAGGCGACTGACCTCCGTTAAACTGAACAATACAGAAGTTGTGATTCCATTCATCTAAGTACTTATCAGCAGCCTGTTTAACCTGAGGAAATTCAGTCTCGATTTTATCTAACCGAGGTGTATACTCGGTCGGATTATCAAGTTCGAAACCGAGTTCTTCAGCCCATGCTTCAAACAAATGGCACTGCTTCTTGATGAACTTCTGATTACTGTAAGGTTCCTTCCAGTAAACATCGCAATCATCATCCAAAACGAGTTCCTGGTACAAAGTACCCTGTCCTGGTGGGAATGCGCCTGTTACAGCGGGACATGCCTTAAATACATCGAAATACGGACTGATTACATATACTTCTTCATAACCGCATTTATCCTTAAATTCCTGAAGGATTGAGGTAAGCATTACATTCTTACCTAATCCTCCGTCTACATTAATTAAACACTTCTTCATGTGTACTCCTCGCCTTACGGCTATGGCAGGTTAGGGAATTGAACCCCTGAGGCGTATTCGATACCTTTCCGCCCAAACACCTGTCTTAATCCTGCCGGGAATCGCCTACCTGACGAGCGATTCAATATCAGGTAGACTCGCTTTCGCTTACTGTGTTCCGGTCACACAGCTGACCTGTCTCGATGCCACTCGAAACCCTTCCCATTAGGAGTCCTATCTTACGGCTTTCTTCTCAAAACCGAAAATATTAAACTTATTGCGGTCTTCAAATACATCTGTTCCTTCCATTACACGGAGCTTACTTGAACATGCTTTGGCAACAGGGGAGGTAATAATTTCAACTGCGTATTTGAGACAGAACTGAACGATATACATTGCGATTGACCAAGATGGTGTTCCGAAGAATCCGAGCGTGATGAAAACTGTTGTATCCACCAATTCTGCTCCGGCACTGGAAATAAGCTTTCTCTTAAGGAATTTACCTTCTCCATCGACATGTCTGAATAACTGGAAGATAATGTCATTTACCCAACCTCCAAGAACAGCTGCTACAACACCTGCACACATAACACGTAACATACCACTTGTTCCATCTGTACCAATAATCAATAAACGAAGAGCTTCATCCATATTAAGAACGAATGGAGCTGGCTTTACTGCATTAATAACGATAAGAATCATTCCAACGAACAATAACTGAACGAGGATGGTAAGCCATGCAATCCAACGTGATACTCTGTATCCATATACATCTGAAGTTACATCGGAGATGATGTAAACAAATGGGAAGAAGAATACACCCATTGGCGCAAGCCAAGGACCAAAGAATCCAAGACGTCCTGATACCAGGTTAGCAGCTATCTGCATTGTAACACTCAATGCAGCCAACACAACTACGATAAATGAATATCGTTTAACTTTTGATGATGCCATATAAGCACCTCCTAAATAATATTTACCCAGCGGCTAGGTCGCTGTGTTATTGAGCCTCGACTGGACTTGAACCAGCACTACTACCATCTACAGGTAGCGGTCTACCATTAACCTACGAGGACAGGTAGCTACTAGCTTGTACTTCACTTTCGTTTACTACCATTAGGGTCTTTTATAAGACGACGCTTCTTAAGGCGGCGTGTCAGCCTAGGTTTTACATAGCCAATGAACTAAGAGCAAACGAAGTTTGATACACCTTATTGAATTCCTCTTCTTGTTCCACGGTAAATTCAACCCCCTTCTTGTCCTTAAGCCATTTCTTAACCACCATGAGGCCAAGATTCATTGCTCGGTCGAATCTGTCCATCTTCTGCCGCATCTCCGGTGATAATCCTTCCTCAAATGATGGGTCAGGTTTCTTAATCTGTTCTGCTTCTGGAATCTGTGTGTTTTCAATACTCATTTTTCTGCCTCCTTATTATGAGTTTATGATACCAATACGCCTTTAAGAACGATACGTGGCTTAGGGAACTGAGAGTCAGGAACTAATGCTCCTGCCATACAAGACCAAACCATCTTACGTTCCATTTTAGCGTCAAGTACTTTAGTACCTGTAGCACGGAATGTACCCGTTGTATCGCCTAAGTCGAATACAACTTCTGTATTTAGCAATTCTTCCTCGGTCATTTCATTACCGAGTTGAATGCTATTCAATATCTGACCCAATGTCATCTGACGCCTCCTCGAGTCCTGTAAGTACATCATCTATTTCAATGAAGGTTTTACCTTCAGCCAACGCAACAGCAATCTGCTGTAAACCCTTATTCGAATTATCGCTACAATAGAATACAGCCGTAGTCGTTTCGAAGCATAAATAGCCTCCCTTACTATAAATCGCAGCTATATTATCTATATTGATAATAGCATTAGAAAAAATTATTTTCATATGCTACCCCTTCATCTGAATTTCCATTTCATCGTACTGATAGAAATTAAGACCCTTCGGTAAGTCTTCTTTAGTGATAACAGCAGGAGAACCTTTTTGTCCAAGCTGGTCCAACAGGAACGCTTTGACAGCGTTTGTATTCATAGTTGTCTCTTCTTCGAAAATGATGTTGTTTGCTTTCAATGCTTCAATCTGTGAAGAAGGACAGATACATTCTGATTTAACAAGTGTTTCACCATTATGGTCTCTCAACCACTTTGCAACGTTCTGTTTATCCGCGTCATTCTTATTGATTGAACATCGTGTTGTAGTTATAACACGAACAATGGAACCGTCTTCCATCTGCAACATATCCAAACCGTTCATCTTAAACAAATCTGGCATAACATGCTGACTGTAGTCGTCATAAGCTTCAGTAGCCTTCTTCAGGGCTTCTTCAGCCTCAATCATCTTCCATTTCAGGTCGCGTAACTTCTTGACGTGTTCCCGAATCTGTGCCATCAAACCTGATGTCTGTTCAATTGTGACATCATCCAATTCATAATTCTGAGCCATTGATATCCTCCTTAAAGATATAAGTGCCGTCCATACCTACACAATCCCACTTTTCCTTAGGTGGGAGAGGTAGACCATTCTTTTCTATGTGTTCATCGATAGGACATCCATCATGTTCATCGAAGTAACACCCGTCGCAACCGCATTTAGCGGGAACTTTTTTCAGATTAGATGTAGTAGACATAAGGAGCCATTCCTTTCGCTGTACGAGTAATCTGAACCTTTTCCTCGTCTGTACGTTTCAGAGTACGTGCATATTCTTCAGCCTTCAACTGATTATGGAATACTTTATACCCTGAACCATCCATACGAACTACTTCGTAAGTAAACTTAAGTCCCATTATAATACCCCCTCCCATGGGTTCTTAACAACATTGGTCAAGCGACCATCGATTTTATCAGCGATTGACCTATCATCGTGATAACCTTCAACATGTTCTGGTGGAAGTGGGTCAGGCATACTGCTCTTCATATTGAGCGTACTCGAACTTGAGCCTCCTCTTTCACTATCAATGATAGCTCCGATTATGATACCTATAATCCAACCACCGAAACAAATAAGTGGAGCGTAATATAAGAATAACATTACCATCCTCCTTCTGCCATAAGCCTTAGGTTCTGTTCGTTTATTCGTTTAAGCTGTTCATTCTGTGTAATTACGCGTTGATATTCTTGTTCAATGCGTAATTGTTGTTTTTCTAGGTTTATTATCTGTATTCTACAGACACAAAGCCCTATTGTTACAGTTAACATAAATAAACAGGCGCAAATGCATACTAAATATACAATAGGTTTCATCAGAATATAACGACCTCACCGTCAACTGCTGTAATTGTATATTCCTCATTGAATATTTCATCCGGTTTAGTTAACATATCTTCAACGCTAGTATCTCGGATATAGTCAGCTAACTGTTTCTTTTGCTTCAATGCTGCATATACCTTCATATCAATCGTATCCTTCATTACATAGTCAAGGTAGATACATGGATGAGCCTGACCAGCACGATAGATACGAGCCTCAACCTGAATACGGTCTTCAAGCGAAAACGTGTTCGAATAGAATATCATATGATTACAGTGTTCCTGTAAGTTGAATCCCATCGAAATAACACGTATGTTGGCAACCATTACCTTGTAGTCGCCTCGCTTAAAACCATCTATGGAACCGACCTTCTTCCAACCTGTCTGTAGACAAACTTTATAGCCTTCTGCGGTCAACGCATCATAAATACGTTCAGCCTCGGCACTAAAGTGACATACGATAATAACCTGATTGTTTGTGATACCTTCTACGTCAGTAATTTCTTCGACATCACACAACAATTGGTCAATCTTAGGTTGGTCATCGAACCAAGTTATCTTGTTTGGTGGAGGGTCTTCAACCTCCGATTCAGGCAACTGTTCGCTAGAAACAAAGCCTGATGCAATCTGTTGAAGTCTTATATAAGCTGTCAACTTAGATTTAGCTTCAACCTTTTCATCTTTATATTGAGTTATGAAGTACAATTCCATCTCGTGATAAACACGGGACTGTTCTGCGCTCATGTCCAACAACTTTCTATTGTATGTTCTGTCCGGCATATCGATACAATCTTCAATGCGAACGAACATTGCTATCTCGAGCATTTTATCACGAAGTGAATCGACGTTGCGAAAGGGTCCTTCATAATGGTCTTGCGCTCTAATCGTGTCGTATGTTGATAAAGAAACTCCATAAAGAGCATTGGCCATTTCAAAGGAAGTGCAGTTACGAATCTGAGACCATGCATCTTCGTTAATGAGAATGCGTATGACGCGCCCATTGACTTGGATTGCGTGGAACATCCCGTACCTGTTTTGGAAACCGTACCAGTTAACTCCAAAATACCCTGGACGCAGAAATTCGAACATAGGCCACACGTCAAACGGGCCGTTCGTAACCGGTGTTCCTGTAAGAATCGCTCTAGCGACTGTCTTTGGTTCGGATTTAAGTATGGTTTTACCACGTCGCACAACTGTATTGAATTCATATAACAACCTCTGTGTTCTTATTGCTTTAGGATTTTTAATGCGTGTTGCTTCATCTAAGATGATGAATGTCTTATGGGATGTAGCCCAATTAACGTAATCCAAATAACGCTCTTTAGTACTAAACTGTTCAATGTTGGTACAAACAATGTTAAGCTTGCCCTCCACGAAAAACAGTTTCTTATTCTTACGCCACTGTACAGTCGTGTCCACATGACTGAGCCATTTCGGAACTTCTTCAACTGCCCACTGCTTGTGTACTCCATTAGGTGCAATAACGAGGACTGCGTCGATTTGGCCTGCATTAAACTTAGCTTCAGCTATCAACAGTGCTGTACGTGTTTTACCAGTACCGGGGTCGAAGAATAGTGGTATCTCTTTCGCGTTGCGATAACGTTCAAGTGCTATCTCCTGATGTTTATACGGATTGTTCATCTTTTACCTCGCTCTGCTTAATCATTGCATCAGCCATGTTATAACAATCTTTGGCAATTGCTTCATAAGAAGGCATAGTCCGGTCACTATACGCTGCAGCGATGCCTGCTAGTAATCCTGACATAGCTTGGATTGCGATGTAATCCCGTGCTTCAAGGCCGCAATGGAGCCAGCCTGCACAATTCTCTGCGTGTAAAGGAAATGCCTTATCGGTTGCTTTCATCCTTAGACTCCTCATCATTTAATGCTTTGAGTCGTGCCGGTAACACTTTGTCAAGGTTACATTCGTCACAACAAGTGCCTTCTGAGTATGGCTTTATCGGCTCTGGATTATTTCCCCATTCTCCAGGCTTCATCTTCTTGCCGCATAAGCAGCAATATCGCTTCTTTTTCATTTGTCTCCTTCCGGAACAATAAGTTCTTCAGCCTTAGTACGTTCAGGGCACCATTCGGTACCATATGTACAAGTCTGACATAACGTTTTAACAAACTTACCATCTACCAACTTGTAGTGATAGATGTTAGGTAAGCCAACCTTAGGTCCTTTATCTGTTAATGGAAAACCATAAAGCTCCGCAACAGGTATCATAAGACGTGAGCGGTCACGGAAGAACTTCATCTTTCTTATTGATATATGATTCTCGATAAGATTACGTGTTGACTGAATTGAACGACCTGTAATGGTCGCAAACTCAGCGATGTGTATCATTTCGATACCGTTCATTGTATATACCTTGCAGTTATCTAATGGGTTGTTCATATTTATGACCCTACCTTACAAATAAAATAAGAGGCCGCCACTTGCGTGACGACCCCTATAATCAGGAACTATGCCTGGAATGCAGGAACATCTGAGTCAAGGATGTAAGACTTTGAAGCTTCATCGAACTTAACTACGATGTTGTTCTTAGCCCACTTTTTCATGAGCTGACGCATTTCTGCGAAACCCTTTCCAGTGTTCTCGAAAACAGCTGTAGCTGTAATCTTGGCGCCCTTCTTAGGAGCATCGCCGAAGATTTTGTAGATAACTGGTTTGCCGAATGCAGCACCTGTACCAGCTTTCTTTTCCTTTGCGAAGAATGCAACAACTTCCTTGAGTTCTTCAGGAACTTTGTCTCCGAAGTAAGCCTTGAGCTTCTGACCATATTCAGCTGCGAGCTGGCGCTGACGTTTCTGGTACTCGCTGTTTGACTTCTTCTTTGGTGTAGCCTCTGTAGCTACTTCTCCTTCAACCTGAGCTTCCTTTTTAGCGTTATCGAGTAAAGACATATTTCTGCCTCCTGTTGTTACTGCCTGTTCATCAACCTTACGTTCGTACCGAGCTGTAATCAACGATTCAGCTGTGGTTATAAAGTCGTATGACTAACAAGTAACTGAAAGTCATCGGTAACCGACGGTTCCAATGTACCTTCTATAAGAACTTGACTATCCGGCTCGTTTCGGACGCCTCGGCAAATAAGGCTGTCAAGCTCTTGTAGAAGGTACCTAGTCTCTGGTGGGAGGGTCGAGACCAGGTACCAAAGGAACTAACTATGTGGTGCACAAGCACCTATTACCATAAAAGAACTAATTATACTTAAAGTATAATATGAAACTTTTGAAAAATCAACCCTTTTGCGCTAAAAATATTTTAACTTTTGGTTGATTAGTAACGGTCAAGAAATCCTTCGTGTTCCGCCTCCTTTTCAACAAGCTGTAAATTGAACGTAACGCGTGTAGGAGTTACATCAACCGACTTTAATCTATATTCATCTTTACCTACGGCAAAGTGAACACTTGCTAGAGCATGCCCTTCGTGACATATCTCTTGAACCTTATCACTTAACTGAGTTAATTGCATCTTATCACTCCCAGTCGTGGTCATCCAGGTAGGAGTTAAGCGCGTTCTCACAACGTTTCTTGGTTTCTTCGTCCCAACTAACTGGGTAATTATCCTTACCTAAGGTGAGTTCGTTGCCTTCAGCATCAATTACAGCTCCAATAGTCCAGTTAACATCTTCGATATCATCGCAGCCTGGATGTCCTGTGCCGTCCTTATAGTACCTAACCATGTCTTCATGTACATAGGTTGCTGTAGCCCTGAAGTCAATGGTCCAATCTTCAAAGTCTAAATCTTCACACGATTGTGTTACTTTACGAGAGTAGTCACTCATAATTGCATCTCCTTTTCAGCTTCTTCTTTGTCTAATGGACCACTGCTACCGAATGTCCAATCACATAATTCCGGTTTATTAGTCTTCGATAAGAATTTCTTGTGAAATTCATCATTGACTGTTATAGTCACGCGAACACTGATTTGAGCTATCTGTGCAGGTGTGCATTCGTTATACAAATCGAACATCCGTTCAAACAACGTTTGACAATCTTTGATGAATCCTTTAATCTCACCGTAAAAATACACTGGGCCTTTATCCAATAGCCTATCAATTTCGGCCACTGGTATCTCGTGTTTTGTTATTTCTTTGCGCATCGCTGTCTCCTTAATTCCAGTAGTCATTGACTACATAATTCCCTTCACAAGGGTCTCCATCCTTAGATACCAAGTTACAGTAGCTATCGCCAATGATGGTAATATCTACGTAACCCATTCCATAGCGTAACATAACACGTCTCAACCACTTAACGATTAAACGTAAATTACGCTGATAACGCCTATTTGTTGTAGGTGTTGACGATTTCCAACTTAAAGCCATTTGACATACCTCCTCAATATATCTCTAACTTCTTTATCATACGATATCCAATCACTATACATGTGTACAATACTGTCTATCTTCTTAAGAGCTGTATGAGTCAAGGTAGGGTATTGTAGCATCTGTATTAAGTAATGTGCTTCATCCGTTTCATCGAAACCGTTCTTAAATACGAATGGTCCACGTGTTCGTTCAAATATAAGTCCCCGTATCGTGTTGACTATAAACGCTGGAGCTGGTGCCCATTCGCCTTCTGCATTAGTTAAGGCATATTTACCGTTACTAAGCCATACCTGAAACTCATCGCCTTGCCATACTTTAATGTAATTGGCTCTAAAATGATGTGTCTGATGTTTCCACTTCAAAGTTTTCAATATTTCGTGTAAACAAGCTGAGTATGCCATTTGCGTAAGCCTCCTTCATCATTTCGATATCTTTAACCTTCAGTTGTTTCTCAAACTGAACCGATGCGTAATTCGAACACAATTGTACGGCTTGTTCGTAATCTTCCTTAGCCATCGCAGCTACCAACTGTTCATATAACGGCTGCATAGTTGCAAACTTACGCATGAACAACTGCCTCTTCGATACATACCCTGATGACGATGTTTTAATTAAAATAGCTACTGTACCGTTTTCAGTCTTAACATACGGTGCCGTAATGTCTTCAGTCTTAATTGATGCAGCTTCCAATTCGTACAGGTACCAGTTACCTTTAACGTGGTCTAATGTGTCATCGTGTAAGGCGTCTGCTGCAGAGATATCGGTCACGTGCGTACGATGCAATGGTTTAACGTTGTTACGTGCGAGCCACGATTCGAATGAACTAAAGGTTGATGGTACTTTAGTCACTCGTCGCGGTACGCCATCCTTAACAATCGATGTGAATTGTTCCGCAACCTGTTCTGCTGTTAGCCCAGGAAATACGATGTACTGTCCGTTCGGTAATTGCTGTACCATATATTCGTACATATGTTCCGGACTCATTGGCTTATTTAATGTGTAAGCCCCAGTTCCATAAACAGGAGTTACCGTAATGTCTGGGTAATGCCTGTTGACCCATTGTTTGAAGTTGTGATAAGTTCGTATCATCAGCCTTTCTCCTTTATATATTCAATCATCTTTTCGATAGCTGTTATTGTCTGTTCCTTAGTCCAAGGTGAAAGTAATGCTGTCCTGACGTTAAGCCAAGCTACACAACATCCTCCTGGAACATCTTCTTGTTTTAATGGGCATTGTACATAGCCATCTCCCGTCCTGCAGCTCCGGTGATAACGTGTACAATAAGGACACGAATTACCACTTATGTGTGGGTATTTCTTACCTGTTATACCGAACAATACTTCTCTTCGTGTTATATCGTGTGCATGTTTCCAGCTACGCCAACTCATGGCTTTAACACGTTTAAGATTATCTTCCCAATGTGCTATAGTCTGGTCTTTTATTGAAGGCACCTGAACACCATCTTGTGTAGTTATAATCATTTCGCTAATCTCCTTTGACTCTTTTCAGTCAATAACCAACGTGGTATACTATAGTCCGTTCCTTTGACATCTATAAAGTCTCCCCGGTCCGCTACAACTGTAAATATCTTGCCACAGATTCTACGATTCATACAGGGAGTCCACAAAATACCTACCTTATCTGATATAGTAAATCGACCTATAGGGCCTTCAATTACACGATATTTACAATGCTTTTTAACCCATCGCATACCATGCGTTTTAATCACGCGCTTAGAAAATTTCAAATCCAAACTCATCAGTTCCTCCTTCCGCCTTAAGCGGTTCTTCTTTCCATAATCCACTTATCATCAGGTATGCTGCGTGGATGTTTGCTAAAGTAAGCAACAATGTATAGTTATCATTCTCTGATGATGATTGAGCCCCATGTTTACTATTGCATAGCTTCTGAATGTTATCATCCAAGTTGAGGATGCCGCTTGGGATTTCAAGAGCACAGTGCCTAGACGCTGCATCTAAGGCTGACTTAAGCTCGTTGTAAGTGAAACGGATTAAACCGTCCTTATCCAACACATTAGCTGCTGCGTTTTGGCAGTATGTTGTAAACCATTCTCGTGTCATGTTAAACTCCTATATCACAATTTCTTAATAGTTCCAAGTAATGACCATAACTGGTGTTAGTCTTGTAGCCGGCTATACCCAAATGTATCTCCTGGACGAGTTGATAGATAATGTCGTCGTCGTCCCATGTCTCAAGGTCCATGGTCCAATTCTTCTTAACCCATTTCCTAACCTCAGTGATGTTACGGCGGAATAAGCCATCAGCGTCGATAATAGGTGTTCCGTCGCTCATCAACGATACGACTGTTACCTTACCGACAAACTCCTTAATAAAGAGAGGCATATTCGGGAATTCGTCATCTCGGTCATCGATTATGTCTATGTGGCCGTCTTGACCCACGCTGCAGTCAACCGTAATTACTGCGTCGAACACCTTGTCTGGGCAGTCCCAACAACAATCGTAGCCGCGATGCATTTTGATGTACTCTAATAAGTTCATAGTTTCTTATACTCCTCTTGTATATTTAGTAACTCTTTTGTTAATGCGTGTTCTGCTATATCTAAGATGTCGTATTTCAGTACGTGTTCTACTGGGATTTGTACTGTACCTACCTCTGAATCGTGTAGCGATAATACATTACCACTGTCACGCATGTCCAAGATAATGTTGAGACGGGCTTGTGTAGTCTCAATTTGTTTGTGCAACTCGTTTGCACGTGTTCTGATTTCTTCAGTCATAGCGTTCCTCCTTTATGGTTCTATGATTTTTGTTCATTATAACTGCTTTTTCAAGAAAATGCAAGTGTTTTGTGACATAAATCGCTTGTGCGTAATAATAGGTTTGAATGAAATGTAAATGAGCAATTGTCTTTCGGTATAGCGAAGACCTCTGAAACCGGAGGTCAAGTTCGAAAGAGCAATTTACTAAATATAATTGTTCATTCAAAATGCTCAATGGCGGGGTTGAATGGTAATGAAAGTGTACCGAAATGCTAATGAAAGTGTAACGATTTTCAGAGCAGAAGTGCTGAAAGAAAAATGAAGCGGATGTGTGTATAATTGATAAAAAATCGGCCTTAAAAATCATGCTGATTTTTTCAATCGTCAAAAATTCGGATTTTTGAGATTTCGCGTTCAGTTTGTATCTCGCTTCTTTTTTCATTGTTCATTCTCCTAGCTTTTTTGTTCAGACGGTTACTTCCAAGATTTGTACCATTCCCCTGAGGGCGGGATTACCCTCCTATAGGCCCGTAATCACGGACCCATAGGCAGAGTTACTTGTTATCTCTCATCGCTTACCAAGTCATGTGTAAATGACCAGTCCAACGCGTCGCGTAAAGCTTGTTCCCTCTGGGGTACCCCAACTTTAGACAGTATACTGAAGATTTCTTCAGTACATAGTGCTGTGTACACCAGCCCATTGAGAATAGACTGTTCATGAGGTGGTAACGGTTCTTTACTGGTGGTTACTTTTAATACGGGTCTTGACATTTCGTGCCTCCTTTATTTTGTTATATAATTGGCGTGTAGCCAATAATTGGTTCGTCACATCATTGTGTTCATACCTCTCGTCAGGGTCTGTCAAGTCCTTGAGCGATGACTCCAGGACGGTGGCCTCATCGTCGAGAGCCTGCATAATGAGACTGAGCTCGTTATTTGTTAGGTCAAGCATATAGTGTCCCCTTCTTTAATCCTAAGAACTGTTCCTCGGGCACTGGTTCGAGTCTGACATAATTGTAGTAGTGAACGATTGATGCGTAGTACTTCCAGGCGTCGTCGTAAAGTTCATACAGACGTGTGATAGTCTGTGGTGTGGCGAAAAGACGTTGAGCAGTGAACATTACCCTGTACCCATTGTCTACCCTGTCCAATGATAAGGTGTACGGAACACCTTTGAATGTTTTGATTGTTGTCTGCATGGTTGCAGCCTCCCGTTATGGTAATAAGAAAGCCCGATGTCCTTAGGCATGCATTAAAGGAACACGCACCAAGAGTACACCGGGCAGTGGTATGTGTACGACTTACGCCTTAACTACCTTCTTGGTACCAGCGTAATCCATTTTGAGTCCGAGCTTTTCGAGCTTGGCATCCAAGTCCTTACGTGACAAATTCTCGTACTTAGTCATAATGTCCAAGAGACTGTCGCCTACAGCGAACTGATACTTGGTAAGTATGCGTTCTGAAGCGAGTGTGGTAATAAGCACGAATGTCTCCTGGTCTTCGGTGCTGAGCTTGATGTCAGGGTTTGCAGCAATAAGTGCTTTGATAAGTCCGAGGACACGCTTTTCACGACCCATGTGATACAGCTGTGTTGAACGAGTGTTCTTGCTGATGTAAGTTGGGTCTGTTGGGTCTTCTACATTTCGACGTTTCATAACCTCGATAGCAGATTTGAGTTCGTTGATTTTTTCATCAACCAATGTGATTTTTGTTGTAGCCATAATAGGCCTCCTGTTGTTGCACACGGCAACGTGTTTCAGTCATAAGACTGTTATTGAACACACAACGTGTGTTAGATAAATAATGTGAGAAGTGATTTGATGTCGGTATCTTTTTATTTATCATACTTATATTATATAATAAAAGTACACATAAATCAACCCCGTACAGAAAAAATTTTTTATATGCAGGTGAAAAAGGGAAGGGCTACGTAGGGA